TATGGTAGGTTGTAAGGGGGTTATGCCATGTCCGCAGGTGCGGTACCGTTGAGGTAGTCGAGCGCGAACTGTAGCTGGTCAACGGGAAAGGCGCCGTCGTGCGTTTCGTTGTACTCCACCTGTCCAGCTACCTCGGCACGGACCAAGGCGATGGCGTCGGAAAGGTCGTGGATGGTACGGTCGAATAGCTTGCGGCTAACGTTGACACGGGCAGCCCATGCGGACTCCATCCATCGCACTTGGTGCTCACACGTAGCGCGCTCACCCTTGGGGGTGAAGTCGTTATTGGTGACCAGGTGAATGAAATCATGAACGGCACGGGCTCGGAAGTTACGGTCACGGGCAGTGGGGGCAGCGATACCGGGACCTGCGAAGATAGTGTGTTCGCTACCGCCGTTCCACACTTCGCGGTGGCGGAGTGCATGCCAGTTGTAACCAAACGCAGCACCCTGGTTCCCCCACTTGGCACTGGCCTGTAGTGCGGGCCACGTATCGGGAGCGGTGGCGGTGGCATTGTAGGTTATATCCTGCATATCACAGATGATACGGTTGAGGATGTCGATAGTGGTAGCGGCGCGGTGGATGCGGTCGATAGTCCAGGTCATGATAGAGTCTCCAATAGAGTGGGTTATAAGGGGGTTATGCGTCAAGTGAGATAGTGAACTGAGGTACTGTAGCGTCAGTATAGTGGGCACGATAGGCGGCGGTCCAGATGGCAGCCTGCACTTCTGCCGGTCTCCACCCAAGGCGGTCAGCTACCTGGCGGATACGGTCGCATGCCTTCCGATGGGTGGGCTTGTGACTGAACTGTGCCTGGTCAAGGCCAAGGGCACGGGCCATCCACACGTCGAGCACTACAGCGTCGAGGTCACCAGCTAAAGCACGGGCGAACGGTCCTGTCTTGGGTCCCATGGTGGCAGTCATGGCGTCAAGGTCCTGACAGTGGCGGCCACCAATGGCGGATAACTTGGCCAGTCCGACACGTACCATGGGCATAGTGCCAGCGGTGGACCCGTTAAGGGCATAGGCTATGGATAGCTTGACGTTACGGGATACGTGGACCCTTGGAGAGGTTACACCTAAGACAGCAGCGAACCATTCAGGCGAACAGTTGAGAACACGGGAAGCGGATACCACATTAGCGGTGGCGGTGGCGTACCAGTGGCGACCGTCCACACCGGCACGAGCCATAGACTCCAAGCGGGCAGCGGGCTTTCGCCTTTTGTCAGGTGTAGGGGTGGCGTCGATTAGACGTAGTTTAGGCATGATAAACCTCAAGCGTTAGGGGACTGATAAGCACACGGACCACATAGTTCATGCGCTTAAGGGGTACCCTAACCGGGTACGGTTTATTTCGGTAGGGCCTCAGCACCCCTACCAGGAAACGAGTCCGGCACCGCGTAACCGCGTTACCATTCCATCGGATAGCTTGCTATCGCTATCCCGCTACCTCATTCGGCCAGACTCACACAGTCACTGCGACGTTTCTGTGGTGCGTTACTCTGGCCTGTTATGTCGCTTGCCTGGTAGTTAGTCCGTCCACCGTTGAGCGCTTTTCAATGCCACACCGTTGACTGATACCCCTGGGTATCGCTTCATTGACTTGACCCAATATAGGCTTGGCCGGAATCACCGCGCCGCCCCTATATGCTACCCTTCGCCATGGCTCGGAATAGCTGGTCTTTATCTCCACTTGCCAATCGGTGCGCTTTACTTAACGCCGCTCGATTTATTAACTAACTACCAAACAATACAGGATGTCAAAGACCTGACGGTATCGTGACGCGTTTAAAGACGCCTTCAAGCTACGCCCGTCACCATGGTGACCAGCTCACTCCGAATAGACCCAAGGCCTATCCTCCGTGGATTCAATCCACGATACCTCAAACGATGCGCACTATATAGAATCCAGGGATTCAATGGGCCAGTGCTCGACTCGCGAAACTTCAGAACCTAAAAGAGCATCGCTTGGCCGGTCCCCGTTACCGGGTTCCCGCCTCGCTCAATCAGTATCTATCGGGTCATGGGCATATTGCAAATGCACTCGCTCCGATTGACCCCTAAAATTGGCCGAAAACCCAGGTTAAACCTGGATAAAAATTTTTTTATTTTTTTTCTTGTCAGATATTATAGCCGTGGCGCGCATTTGAAAACCCAGGTTAAACCTTGCTTTTCGGCTATTCGCTGTACTGCGCTCCAATACTGCCTTTATTGCAATAGACTTGCAATAATAACCCATTACCAACTAACTCTGTAAACCTTGTTCACTCTGTAAACCTTGTTTACTTTATGCCTATGCGAATAGAAGTAGAACCCGCGCCCGTGTTGCAATAATCATGCCAACTATTGATAATAATACCCGGACAGAAAATGTCCTGAACATATGTTCACCTACTGAACACTGCTATTCGCTGTACTGCGACCCATTTTCGTCTGACTGGCTTTGGACGTTATACCCGGTATGATTCCATGCCTTGACCCCTTGAAACGTCTTAAAAGCTAAATATGACGGGATTTGCCCACCTATAGCCGGACATAAAATGTCCATAGCATATAGAACACCTATTCCCTAAAGTTATACCTTATTCAGTGTCTTGACATGCCAAGTCCTATGTTCCCTTGCAATAACCATGCCAACTATAAAGGCATCCCGTTTGCATCCCGTTTGCATTACGTTTGCATCCCAAATGCATCCCAAATGTAATGCATCCCAAATGCATCCCGTGGCCCCTTGCAATAACCATGCCAACTATGTTTCCCTTGCAATAACCATGCCAACTATAAATGCAATCGACTTGTTATAGCAATCGACTTGTTATAGCAATCGACTTGCAATAAGGACCCATAGGGGGTACCTCTTTCCCTCCCCGGCCCCCATTATTATATAATCCAGGAGGTGCTTTAAACGACGGGGTTTTTTTATTACTATTATTTTTAGCGCTATTAATTATACTATAACGGCTATAACTGTAACACCTAGCGCACGATAAAATTAATAACGGGCCATGTTACAACGATACGTGACCAGAGAAAACCCTTATGTATATATTTACTATCTCGCATTAACGGGTGCCTTTTTAATTAATTAATTATAGTTAACAACGATAGATGTTATTTAATACATATAGGTTTTTCCTGGTCACGTATCGTTGTAACATGGGGGCCAGGTGTTATCCCGCCCGCCCTAACCTAAGTTATAGTTGACACTAAATTCTATCTGTGTTACTCTTACTGGTGCTAGGGGGAAAACATGGCTAATAATAAACAAGGACACTCAGTTAATTTTACCGCCGCCAACGGACAAGAGTTATCGTTCTCTAGTATCGACGAGGCCTGCCGCTGGTATAATATTAGCCGCGTTACTTATTACCGCAGATTAAAAAAGGGCATGACACCCAAGCAAGCCTTAGAAGGCGAGGCGTTTGATTATAGTAATCTACCAAAACTGCGGCCACGCACACGTAGGCACCCTACAAATCCGGCGGGGTGGCTACAGCCCGGTGACACCAAGGAGTGTAGTAAGTGCAAACAGCCCCGAACCATATTACCCGACGAGGTAATGAAGGCCCGCAACCACCCGAGTAACTTTCTTCAGGACGCCGAAGAACTAAAAAACACCCGCAGGGCACAAGGCAGAAAGCTATCACTAGACAACAAAGCTCGGCACATGGCCACATACGATGGTTACCATCGTGACAAGTATTCGCCAGATGGCTACCGGCACATATGCAGGAACTGTGCCAACAAAAAAAGCAGGGGCTACTACCACGACAACCGGGATTGGTGTCAACAGCGGCACAAGGACTGGTATGAGCAAAGCATGGAAGACCCTGTGTACGCCGAACAACGCCGCGAGGATAAAAAGCGGCACCAACTGCAGGAGAAAAAACGCGCAGAACTACTAGAACAATACGAAATGACAGACCTAGCGTGGGCGTTTACTAAGAACAGCGAAAACTTTGCCCCACGAGAGCACGACCCTGGCGCACCAGGGGAACACGCATACAGCACAACGGACTACCAACCCAAACGCGCAGTGACCCAGGCGATTAACGCAATGTGCGCGTCGGATAAAAAACACTGGCAGTACGTTTATGGGGAAACAAACATGGACCCCACCATACAGGACGACGAATGAACCCAGACTGGACACTTGAAATGCAGATTAAGGGGCTTACTAAAAACGCTCAGGCAATGAGCAAAGAGATTAAAGACCTGCAGCTTAGGTGCGAATACTACGAGCAGCTACTGCTACAATTAATTATGGCACTACAAAAGGCAAAGGTGATTGTGCCCGTAGGGCAACAGGAAGACAATGGCTAAAGATTGGCGACGAGAACCTTTTGTAGAGTATCTGCTTTCTCACCCTATGGGGCCGGGACTGCTAAGGCACCCTACTACAAACGAGGTAGTGCCACCGCCCATGTTACCCATCGGCTTACCCGTAATCGGGGGCAAGGCCCGTCCACCAGGCACGGTGGTTGGGTCTCGCTTTTTATATTGGGAAGAATTTGCTCGTCGGTTTCCCTTGTTGCGAGAGTGGAAGAAAACCGAAGCGTTTATGTCCCCGCCGGACGAGTGGCACCCACTGCTAGCGTCGGCATGGAGGTCTGCGGGCATCGAGCCCCCGACACCTAGGCAGTTTGCTAGGGGGTTTGTGCCCCATAGCGGCAAGGTTCGCCGCAAAAAAACGTACTCCCCCATATACGAAATAGAAGATATAAAGTATTTGGTTGCATGGTCGCATGGCTGGCCGGTGTTTTATTGGGAGCTTCAGCGTGCGGCCAGTGCGCTGACTAAGCTATCCCGAGTGCCGAACTTTTTTATATGGGCAGCAAACATAGACCTGCGCTCACTGCCTATGGCAGAAGAGGGTGGCTCTATGTTCGACAGAATGTCTTTGCGTGCAGAGCTGGAGGAGGACCCAATGAGTTTGTGTGGCCGTGCTCTAAAGCGCGCAACGGCGAATATGCCCATCGGCGTTCTGAAGGGGTTGGCTAGAAACAAAGAGTGGACGAATCGAAGCAGTCGGCTTAACTATATTAGTGGCAAGCCATACTCCCCACGCAAAAGGAAAGATCGTCCGAACAAAAACACAGCCTGGTGGGCCTTCAAGTTCGCCTAATCTTGACACAGGTAAATTGGTATGTTATACATCTGGACTATTTGGGGGAGGGGATAATGGGCAGAAAGGGCTCTGACAATGATATGTCTGCGCTAGAAAGGCACCGGCTGCTGGTTCCGCGTACCATCAGCGACCAGTTCCGCGACGTTCTACTAGACATGGAGATTGATGGGCATGAGGCCTACAATCGGTTTGTTCGTATTATTATGGCGGAGCTTTTGTCTGGGAGAATAGACCCGGAGATTGCAGACGCCGCAAAAACCTACGCAGAACTGTTGTTAACCTCCGTAACCGCAGCGGAAATACAGAAGACGCAGCGAGAGGCACAACAAGATAGCAGCGTAGCAAAGCTATTGGCAACCGCAAACGTAGAGGCACGGAAAACCCTACGAGCACCAACGCCGGATATAGAGCTTAGCCAGGTAACAGGGGAAAACTCTGTTGAGGTTCTTGGCCCCGATGGAAAGACGCTGTACAAATGAGCCCAACTAAACAAATAGAGCCCCCGAAAAGAATAAAACGCTCACTGTTTATTGGGGGAGAGACGCCGCTAGACCACATCGAGGTGTTTGCTGTGGCCTGCATGGCGGCTTGCGGGACATCAGAAAAAGAGCTACACGAGCGATTTAATATAGAGCTAGATGAACTGAATGTTTTCCTGGGCCCGAACGTGTCTATGCTGGGAGATAGTTGGGCAGAACATCTGATAACCACATACATGGATGCCTGTAAAGAAGAAGACAACGCAGAAAAGGCGCTGTCTAGGTTTAATAAGGCGGCTAAAATTATCGTAGGCTGGTATGATTGCTGCTGTTCTATGCTAGACCTGTACTCTAGCTTTGCACCAAGTGAAGAACTTCCCGACCTAGCAAGTTTTTCTGCTCTGCTTCTGAGATATTGCGCCGAAGGAATCGTTCACGAGATTCTAAACAAAGAAGCAGCAGAGGACGTAGCAGACCAAGCAAAGACTTTTGCCGTCGCCTGCGAATACCTTAGCTACCTAAGCAGCGAAGGAACTCAAGATGACACTGCTGTTTTAGGACAACTAAAGGCACCCCCTATAACCCAGGTAACCCTATGAGAACAAAAACCCCAGTAAGAGAAGATGGCACCGTTCGGGTGTCGTATACTTACGACAACGGCTGGAGTAACGACAACCCTCAGTCAAGGGGGCAGTTTGTTTGCGCTACATTATCAGAATACCACACCCTTATGAAGAATTTTGTAGGTTACCTAAAAGAGGGTAAGCCTAAATTTTTTGAGGGGGAAAACGGCGTGCTTGTTTTCTCTGAGAGAATGGTAGAGGTGTCTCGTGTCTAAATTAGACGAGGGCCTGCTTACCAAACTAAGAGACCCAAGGATTACGCTAAAGAATTTTGGTACCGTAGTAGACCAGGAAACAGGGGAGCGCATAGACTTTGACCCCGACAAGATTGCGCCGGGGCTGCAGAACGACATACTAGGTTTTGTCGGCGAGTCACCCAGAATGGAAACGGGGCACAAAAAGTGGAAGGTTGTTTTGTCTTCTCGACAGACAGGAAAGTCTGTGTGTACCGCCCTGAGCGGCTATTGCCGCGTTGCGTACACTCCGGGTATTTACGGTGCAGTTATTGCAGATAATAGAGAAAGGTCTATTGACCTGTTCCGAAACATCAATCAAATGCACGAACACATGCCGGAAGATATACGCATGCCTACAATTCCCAATAGGGAAAGCCGGCAGCTTACGTTTATGCACGGCGGAACAATCCGAACACTTTCTGCTGAAAGCAACATGGTTGGTATTGGTCGGGCTATTGACATGTTGCACGCATCAGAGGTGCCATTTTGGGCAGACGCCGCAGGAGTATTTAGTGGAATCATACCCGCATTCGTCAACCGTAAAGAAGCAACAATTATTTGTGAGTCTACTCCCGCGCCCATGGCGGCGCCCAGCGCAGCGTACTTTAGAGATATGTGTGCAGAAGCTCGTAAGGGCATGGGTAGGTGGGAGTTTTCTTTTCATCCCTTCTTTGCCTCTAAACTTAATGAGCGCGTATGGGATCCTAGTTGGCGCCTGACTAACGAAGAAGTATCTCTACTAGATAAGTTTGGGGGAGACCGACATAGTGGCAGGGGACTGCCCTACATGACCGTAGAGAATATAGCGTTTAGACGGGCGCTTATGGGACTGGACCCAGAGATACGCAGGAACCCTAACTTGTTCTGGGTTTACTATCCCGTAGACCCTATTAGTTGTTGGGCTGAGGCAGGCGGGGGAGTCATACCTGCTCACGTGCTTGAGAAACACCAGAAGGGAGTGCTGGTCCCGTGGGAGCCTGACAAAAAAGGATACCAAGAATATGTTGCGCCAAAACCAGGGGCACAGTATGTTATGGGTGTAGACCCTTGTGGTTGGATGGGCGGTGACCCTGCGAGTATACAAGTATTAGAGGTGTGGGAAGATAGGTGGGAACAAGTCGCGGTAATGAACAACAACATGATAGATCCTCCGAGGCTAGCGCAGTTTATTGTAGAGCTGGCAAGGGAGTATAACGACGCCCATGTTATTATTGAGAATAATGGTGTTGGTTTGGGTGTATTATCTCCACTTGTTACGGCAATGGAAGCGGGTGAAATACGCAATCTGTTCTATAGTCAAAGGGGCGTCAACTCAAAACCAGGAATCGCAGCAACGAGTAAGTCAATTAACGAAGGACTTGGATACCTCATCGACGCCCTTATGGACACACTCGTACTCAACGACCAAGAAACCGTTGACCAACTTGCCACCTACAGACACGACAAGCTAACAGAAATTAGCGAAGCAGCAAAAATACTAAACCCGAATAAGGTGGGAAGGGGGCGCAGAGCGCGACACCACTGGGATAGGTGTTCTGCGCTTATGTGGGCGTGTCTTGGCGCAAGACAAATGCCCTCTAGGTTTAGACCTAAGTCTGTTAGAGAGCAGCAAGGAGAACTGTTCGACACAGATAGAAGCCTGTGGTCGGTCGAGCAGCAATACGCCGCGCAAGAGGCAGAGCGCAAAGCGCGTAGATCACTTAAAAGAGGCGAGGATAAAATTAAACGACCACGGCGAGCGCACTGGACTAGACAGACTTGACATGCCTTTACTTATGTGTTAGCCTGGGGCTAACTCTTCTTACCCCGGAATACCTATGCACGATACAGACGACAAAAAAGAAACGTCGTATAAGTGGATTGCCAACCTAATCCAAGACCACGTTAGAAAGATGGAAGAAGAGCGCAAGCAATGGGCTAAGCACATTGCCTGTTATCGAGGAGACTCCTATAGATATGGTCGGGAACAAACAGACGGAGGCTCTGCAGATGTTACCGGCAATCACCTTTTTGCTTTTACTGACTCTTTGTTGGCCAGTGTGTGCCCTCCCAACCCTGAAGTAACGATTAGTCCACGCAAAGAAAAGCTGCGAAAGGCCGCCGCAATGCGTGAGGCACTTGTAAACGACTTTTTTCACCGAAACAATATCGGTGAATCTCTTTGGCGCCTTGCGTCAAGAGCAGTCATTTACCCCCGGTCTTTTGTAAAGGTTGTATGGTCATCCAAGAAAGGCCGCCCTTTGCTACGAGTAGTTCCTGCAAATAGAATCTTTTTTGATCAAACCGCAGACGACTGGGAAGATATTCGATATATCATCGAGGCGACTACCCTTACCAAGGGACAGTTCAAAAAGCGTATGCGTAGAAGGGGAAGAAAGGGCGGGTTCTATCGACACGATTGTATGGACGATCAAGAAAACGACTCAGTAACCTTCAATAAGACATACCCAGACTGGTTGAAGGCCGACCCTGAAAAAGAAGACTCTGACACAGAGGTCGCCCGTGCAGCATATGAGTGGATTGTGGTATATGAGGTCTACGACTTGGTTGGGGAGCGCTTTTATCACTGCGCTGATAATGTAGAGAAGCCTCTGTATGAGGGCGAGCTACCATACCAGCTTTTGCCCAATCCCTTTTTCCGGCTGGCTTTTAACGACAACCTAGAAGATTTGTCTGGTATGTCCGACGCCTCTTTGGTATACGATAATATTAAGCAACTAAATGAATTGTCTACGCTAAGGAACTGGCACGCAAGGACTAGCATTCCTATTCCCGTTGTACACGAGGGTTTGCTAGATGACCCCGATGAGTTCATGGATGCACTTGAACAGGTTGACGGACCTGGGCAGGTTATCACAATGAACGCCAAACCAAATGTACGGATTCAAGAAGTTATGGGCGCAACCCCTACCGCCCAACTTCCTATTCAATGGACGCAAGTTATGTCCGAGCTAAACAAGAACATTGAATTTGTTCTTGGGCTACCCGCTTACCAACGAGGAGAGCTAGGTGCCTCGGATGTGGCGACGGAGCTTGCGTTAGCAGACACCGCGATTAGAAGCCGAAACACAAGGCGTCAGTTAGCCATCTACAATGTTATTGAGTGGGCAGCAAAGGCAGTTCTTTCTCTGTATGCAGAGTTTCTTCCAGCCGACAGTAGTATCCCTCTAAAGTTATCTAACGGAACGCATGAGGAAATAAATCGACTTATGCTGGCGTTTAAAGACTTTAACGAAGACGGAAAAGTAGACGGAGATAGTCCCTGGGATTTCGACTTTCGCGCACTTCCATACAATGCTGACGAAGCGAACACGGTTGTACAGCTAAAGAAAATGGAAGCATTCTTGCCTCTTCTGCAAGGAAGCCAGATGGTTGACCAGAAAAAACTTATGCAGGCACTGGTTGACTTGTTGAAACTGGGCGATATTATGGCACCTGAGCAGCCGCCGGGGCCTCCTCCAGGCATGGGAATGCCTCCCGGTATGGGAATGCCTCCGGGAATGGAACAGGCACCAGCGCTAGATATGTCGGGCCAAGGAATGCCCGAAGAAGGCATTGCCCCCATGCAAGGTGGACAAGTGGATGTTGGCACGGGCAGCGGAGGTTTACCGGCTCAACAAGTAGGTGGTCCCTTAGTGTAAATATACCGCATAAGGTGCTTGACCTTAGTGTGTGCTCATGTTACTGGGGGAGTCCCCATAAATCAACAGGAGCCCGCCAATGTCAAAGTTTCGCAATGCCCTCGCAGAATTTGTTTTTACCCGATCGTATTGCCGTTGGGTAGAGGATAGCGAACGGCGCGAAACTCCAGACGAGGCGCTAGATAGGTACCTTAATTTTATCGTAAGTCAGCGAAAGCTGCCCGCAGACGTGTTCCAAGATATGTCTGAAGCCGTTAAAAATCTTGACGTTCTTCCATCTATGCGAGCATTGTGGAGCGCAGGGCCGAGCATGGCACGCGATAACCTGAGTGCGTATAACTGCGCGTTCTTGCCGGTAGACTGCATCCCAGCGTTCTCCGAGGCGCTCTATATTCTTATGCAGGGAACCGGTGTAGGCTTTAGCGTTGAGCGACAGTTTGTGAGCAACCTCCCCACGGTGGAACCCCTTACAGCCGACCGAACTCGGCACTACGTTGTAGAAGACTCTGCTGAAGGCTGGGCAAACGCATTCAAAGCCGGATTAACGTCGTGGTGGTGTGGTGCCGACACCGTATTCGACTTCTCCAACATCCGACCCGCCGGCTCCCGCCTCAACACAAAGGGGGGCCGCGCTAGCGGCCCCGAGCCGCTAATTAGGCTTTTGGACTTTGCAAAAAGCGTTGTGCAAGGTGCAGGAGGCAGAAAACTTTTTCCTATAGAGGTGCATGACATTATGTGTACCGTGGGAGAGGTTGTGATGGCCGGAGGCGTTCGTCGTGCCGCCCTTATTTCTTTTAGTGATGCTGATGATGAGCAGATGCGAAACGCAAAGAACTGGGCGCTAGGAGAGTTTCCTGCCTGCAGGTACATGGCAAACAACAGCGTGTTTTGGAATGAAAAGCCAGACAGAGATACTTTCTATGCCGAGTGGGAATCTCTTAAACAAAGCGGCTCCGGTGAGCGAGGAATGTTCCGTGTTCCCCCACAGAAAGCCAAAGAGCGCGGAACGCAAGAGATGCGAAGCAATCCTTGCGGGGAGATTCTTCTTAGATACAAGAAGGCAACTAATCCATGGACCGGTGCAGGCGGAGGAGGGCAACTATGCAATCTTAGCTGTGCTGTAATGCGAGAAGAAGACACCATTGCGTCTTTCTCAGAAAAGGTTCGCTTAGCTGCATGGATCGGTGCTGTGCAGGCGTCTTTTACCCACTTTCCCTATCTACGTCCAGCATGGAGGGAGATGTGTGAAGAGGATCGACTGCTAGGGGTAGACATCACAGGGCAGTGCGACAACCCCGCATTGGCCAACGACGTAGAGGCAATGGCCTTGTTTAACAGAGTTGCTAGAAAAACGGCAGACATTGCTGCGGCTTGGTTGGGAATTAACTCTCCTGCGGCAGTAACTTGCGGAAAGCCTAGCGGCAATAGTAGTCAGATACTAGACTGTTCTAGCGGGTTTCACGCTCGCTACTCCCCGTTTTATATTCGTCGCGTAAGAATCTCTGGGGACGACCCCCTACTTTCCTTAGTCAGAGACGCAGGGGCACCTTGTATAGAAGATAGAAACAATACTTGGGTTGTAGAGTTCCCTGTAGCAAGTCCAGAACGAGCCATGCTCCGAGAAGATGAAACGGCACTAGACCAGCTTCGTCGATATAAAACAGTAATGGACACTTGGTGTAATCAAAAGGGCCACAACCAAAGCGCCACTATTTATGTCAAAGAGGAAGAGTGGGACTCGGTGGGCGCTTGGGTATACGAAAACTTTGATAGGATTACGGGCGTTAGCTTTCTACCTTACGACGGAGGAAAGTATGAGCTTGCTCCGTATGAAGAAATTGATGAGCTTGAGTACAAACGACGAATGCTTGCTTTTCCAAGAATAGATTATTCTATGCTAACGTATTACGAACAAGAAGATAGAGGAGAGGGCGCCAAAGAGCTTGCTTGCGTTGGTGGCTCCTGCGAGATTTGACATTGTGTATTAGCTGTGTTATGTATGGTATTCTGGAGGGACTGTGCCTATTTATGAGTTTCGTGACCGCTGCGAGTGTGGCGAAAAAGAGCTTTGGACTACAGAAGTTATTGCAGAAGTGGATTTGGTTTGCGACTGCGGAAGACCTGCAAAGAAAGCGCTAAGTTTGTTTTCTTTTGGGGGTGACCTGGAAGGTGACGGCCAGGGCGGAATTCACGTACAGCAGCTAGGTAGAACCTTTAAGAACGCTAAAGAGCTAGACGCCTGGTGCGCGGAAAATAACTGCCATGTAGAGGATAGAACATCCAAAACGTGGACAGCCATAGAAGATGAGGTTCGCGATCTGTGCGAGGAAGAGGCGCAGGAGCTTGGTTATGTTGATTGGGAACACCGGCAGGCAAGGCGAAAAGAAGACGCCCGTATGCACGTTGCCGAGGCCCGAGCTAAAAAAATTAAAGATTACACAGACAAGCACGGAAGCGAAGGTAAAGCCGACGTGGACGATGCTTCTGTTTGGAAAGACCCACTTCCTAGCTAGGAATTAAAATGCCGAAAAAGCCTACACGAACACCCGCTAAAGGGAAGGCCCGAGTAAAAATTACTAAGTCGGGCAAAAAGGTGTCCTATGGTGCCAAAGGTGCTAAGGTTAAACCAGGAACTAAGAAAGGTGACGCCTATTGTGCTAGATCTTCTAAACAAATGAAAAGGTTTCCAAAAGCCGCAAAAGATCCTAATAGTCCTTTGCGTTTATCCAGAAAACGCTGGAGATGTTCCGGCACAAAAAGTAGGAAGTAGTCATGGCCAAGAAAGGTCTATACGCTAACATTAACAAACGTAAAAAAGCAGGCACTAGCCGACCAAAATCAAAGAGCACCATTAGCAAAAAAGCGTATGCTAATATGAAAGCAGGGTTTTCAAAGAGCAAGAAAAAGAAAAAGTGACCCAAAAAATCTTAGCGCAGTTGGCGCAATAAAATGCAAAATGTTGACACATAATAGCATACGTGTTAAGGTGTGAGCCTCTTTACGTTTGGAGAAATTATGCCTGATATGAAAAAACTTGAGGACGCTCTGCCCGAAGGTGTTTCCGTTGTTATGATTGTTGGTGCCCTGGAAGATTCTGGGTACAGCATCGACCCCCCTATCATGACTGAAGAAGGTGAGCCCGTTGCTTCTTCCGAGGAAGATATGTCTGAAGACCCAATGGCAGAAGAAGGTGAGGGGGCCGCTGGAGATATGTTTGAAGGCATGGAAATGCAAGAGGGCGATGAGGAAGAGCCTATGGGAATGGGACGCCTCAGCCGACAAGAGCAGGCAGAGCGTTTAGAAAATATGGATATTTCTCAATTTGAGGAATGATAATTATTTTTGGAGGGAATAATGTCTGAAACAACTAACGTACCCGAGGCTACTAATGCGGAAGTATCTGTTGGTGCCAGCAGTGCTGGTGAGCCTGTTGCTGCTGGTGAACCTGTTGCTGCTGGTGAACCTGCTTCGCAAGAAACTCAAGAAGCTGGACAGGCACCATCTGCTGATGCTTCTGTAAACGAAGTACAGGCAGCTATTGGAGAAACAAACCCTTTTCCCAGTGCAGACGACTTCGATTGGGAAAATTGGAACGGCGCTTACGATGATTTTGATGAGCGCCTTCGCCCATGGGGAGAAAAGCTACAGGCGCACTACGATAGACTTAATGAAGCAGCCGTAGAAAGGGCACGACTACAAGCCACTGAAGATGCCGTACAGTGGAAGGACATGTATAACGCCTTGGCTATGGGGGAAGAAGATCCCCGAGTAGCCCAGCTAGGCCATGAGCTTTCTCAGAAAAACGCTTATGTACAGCAAATGGAACAAAAGCTAGCTGAACAACGTAAAAATATGGAGCAGTTGGCTGAGGCGGAAGCTAATAGGTATATGGAGTGGTTTGAATCTGTATATAAGGAACGGATTGATGCGAACCCGGAGGCAGCAAAACGAGCGGTGCCTTTGCTAGAAATGGAAAATGTGCAAATATCCCCGCATGAGGCATTTGAAATTTCTCTTATTGGTGAAGATGCTGTCGAGGTTGCGGTAAGTTTGCTAGAAAAGGGTAATAGTGTCGGGCTCGTAAAGGAAGTTTTGCAGCTTAGAAATCGAGGAGAAACCAAACCGGTCGCTACTGCGCCACCAAAGCCGGCACCTAAACCACAAGAGAGTGCTAGCATTGTTGCGGGTGCCGAAGAAACTGCCGCTCCTCCTCGTCCAAAGCCCAAAAAGCCTATTTCAAAAATGCCTAGGCACGAAGCTAGGGCGGCTGCTGTAGACGCCATCTTTGACCGGTTCAAGCTATAAACACTTGACAACGTATAAACTAGGTGTTATACACGGATTCGTAATTTGTTTTTACCATCGGCGCAATAGGGCGTCGGCTAACCAACAACCGGCTAAATAAGACGCCGATACAATCCCGGAGTTCACAGTGGGCTTCTCCCCCGACGTTCTCGTAGCTACCCTTCAGGAAGTTCTTCCGGGGTATACCGAGACTTTTACTACATTCCATCCCGCCTTTGAGGCGATTATTGCAAAGGGCCAAAAGCGTAAAGCTAATGGACCGTTCATTGAGTTCGGTATTGTACCGGGCGCCCCAGGACAGGTTACTACCCTGCGAAGCGGTACCGAAGTTATTGCCGGCGGTCGTCGTCAAGAAGCTGACCGTGCCCAAGCATACGCAGCAACCATGATCTACGCTTGGGACGTTCCAGGCCAAGATCTTCGTGAAGCTAACGGCAAGGCAGACCTTCTTGACCTTATTAAGAAGTACCCTGAGCGCTGTCTGGATGATTTCCAAGACCAGCTTGCTCGTCAACTTGTTATGGGTGGCGAAACTGGCGTAGGCGCTATGCTTACCTTCAACTCCGATGCTAACTACGATCCAAAGGGTCTTGGTAGTCAACCAGGAATTTTTGAGTGGGTTGCTGCTAGTTCTCAATCTGATACTACCTTTGGTCTTGCAAAGAACTCTGTTAAGAACTGGCACCACCAGTATGCAAACATTAGTTCCTTTGCTACCGACGGACGCCAGAAGTTGGCAGAAGCCTACTACGACGCATCCGTTCAAGGCGGTCGTAGCCTTGGTGACGTGGACCTTATGTTCGCAGACCGAGGAACCTACCACAACTACCTGAGTGACCTCGATGACCAACTTCGTATCGTTGATAACGATCTGAAGAAGGGCGATCGTCGTCCAAGCGCCGTTCGCGCAGGCGTCAAGTTCATGGGAGCTACCATGCACTTGGAGCACGAGATTAAAGTCGCTGACTTTACCTCTTCTGCACCGCAAAACGGCGTTGTATATGGTATCCATAGCGGCACCTGGCACCTGTTCTCACAGGGATCTGACGCCAACATGGAAACTGCGGGAGACTTTGCCTTCCGTGGCCCCGACTATCTTGTGACTCAAGATATGTGGCGGTACCAGTACGTTCTCAGTCTCGGCATGTACTGCGACAACCTTCGCTGCAACTTTGCAGTGACGGGCGGCGCAACAGCATAATCAGCAACCTTTACTAATTAGGATAATAAAATGCTTCCAAGTATTTCTTCCAGCATCAGCCTAGTATCGGATGCCACCGCTACTTCGTCTGTTTCTGGTCCTGCTGCCCCTTTGGGTAGCACCTACATCATTCCTGCTAGCGACAGCGACCGGGGACTTGTGGTTCTTAACAGCGACAACACCGTGTTTGGTGATGCCCGCGCTGACGTTCCTTCAGGCGGAGAACTGGTTTCTCTTGCCGGTGGCGAAGGTGAGCTTGAGCTTATCTACATTAAAAACGCTACCGGATCTACGATTAGTCGTGGACAGCCAGTTATGGTTGGGGCCGCTGCGGCACCGTACTCTGTTACTCAAGGTGTTGCTACCGCAGTGGATGAACCCACTACCGCCATTTTGGGTATCGCCTTGTTTGACATTCCTACCGCTAAGGCAGCCTGGGTTGTTAAGCGCGGCGTTGTTAAGGGGCTTGGTGGTGACACCTCTGCTGCAGGCACCGCTTTGATGGTAAACAGTGACGGCGAGTTTATCGCAGCTACCGTGACTCCAGTAACAGGTGACTCCGGTCGAGTTATTGCCTTGGAAACCTTGGCAGATGCTACCTTGAAGAAGGTCTTCATTAACGCTTAGTTATAAACGTCCCTCCAGTCGGCCCCCGTCCAACAATCCTCCGGGATGGGCGGGGGTCGTTTTTTAGGAGCATAAATGTCTACACTTTTGGCCAATATCTACAACCTTCGTGGTCTTCGTGAAGCAGTTTTTGCTCAAACGGATTGGGCTCCATCCCAAAGCGATGAGGCCGTATTTAGGTTAAACCAGTTTATTAACCGTGCGGTATACCTGCTTGCTACAGAAGCTCCGTTTTTGTTTGAAGATACAGAGCACCAATTAACTGTAGAGCCTGTTGTCGAAGCATCGGGCACTACCGATACAATTGTTTCTGATACTGGGGATGACTGGGTTCTTCGTAGTTCTTTAGATGACGGTGCTACTACAAACCTACAAATTTCTGCACAAAAGCGTAGCTATACAGGAAGAACCCTAATAGTTACTGATGCGGTAGACACAGAGGTTACGCACGAGTACGAAATTCGCGATATATACACTATTTCTAGTGGTACCCACAGCGGTAAGGTAGGTATTGTATTAGATCGTCCTTTTGCTAAAGGTCAGACAGGTTCTTCGGTTACCTATGATTGGCGCATTGTTACAAAGGAATATCCTCTGCCTGCTGACATCATTGAGCTTCGTGCTATTAATCTGCGGGAGCAGGGCAGGGTGTACAGTCTTGATGTCATGGGACAAGATGTTGTAGAAATTAATTCTATTCAGCACCCAAGCACAACCACTACTTCCGGCCAGCCTCGATGGTATTATCGCCGGGCACCAAAAAGCCTAGCCGCCCCTACGTTCACGCCCTCAGTTGATACTGTTAAAGCCCCTGCTTCGGGTGCTACAATTTGGTCTGCTTCTGCAGAGGCACAACCTACAGGGCAATTTGAATACTGTTTTACCTATGTTATTGGGGACAAGATTAACAGAACGCTGCCTCAGACGGCAGATACTTTTGACTCTGGGTCACAGACAACAGACTGGCGTGAGCCTTGGCTGGAGTCCCCTCCTAGCCCTGTATCAGCGGCAGTATCCGCAGCACCAGTAGAGCAGGGGGCTAGTAGTTATACGGGTATTACTGTTACACTCCCCGACGTTGACCTTATGATGGGATTCCACGACTCAACCCAAGTTAGGTACCGACATACGGGTATTCGTAAACGGATATACCGCCGCCGACTCACCGACGATTCTGGAAAACTAGAGATAGATAAAAAGTTTCACCTTATTGCAGAGGTAGATGCCCACGTATTGTTGTACAACGATAACGGTACGGACACGCCTGCAAAAGATGTTGTTCTTAGAAACAACTCTAGAAACGAGTGCGTGGCGTTTTACCCAACGGCAGACAAACATTACGACGTTACGCTGAGAGCGGTGGTTAGGCCAGAGCCCCTGGTGCATGACCATGACACGCCTGCCATTCCTACAGACGCAGTAGACGCGATTATTGCGGCCACCGTTATGTACTTGTATGAGAGTGACGGTAACGCAGCAATGAAAGCTAGTGCCAGGATGGACTTTGAGCGGGCTCTAAACACTTTGTTGAAGAGACACGGCAGTGTACGAAAAGCGCAGCGACCTAGAAAAATGCGCGTGTTTGGAACTAAGAAAGGCTACGGTTGGCACCCGCGCCTCAACATGCCTAGTAAAGTAACAAACGCTTGACGTTGGGCGGGGTTTGTGTTATGTTCGGCTTTGATCAAATAATCTGGAGGAGTTATGGGTTTTGATCGTGAGTGGAAAACTGCCCCTGTCGTTGCTGGAGGTATTTACCGAAAGCTGTTGGTGTCTAACGGCGTAGTACAGGCTACACTTCATGCCGTTATGGGGCCGACAGATAAGCGGGGTAACCTGCCTAAAGAGGGCCTTCTGCATGTATACGGACATGCGCCGGAGCGCGTTCAAGAGGGTAAAGAGAGTATGTCTGGGTGGGATTTAGTTGCCGTTCCTAATGAGCTTGCGGAACCTATCCGAAGCGAGGAACGGCTTGGTGAAAAAGAAAGGCTTGAAAAAGAGCTTGCCCTTACCCGATATGAGCTAGCTCAGGTCAGGGGAACCGTGGAGCTATAAAGTGAGCTTTGACCGCTTCAGAGATATACATGGACCTGTTGCCCAACGGCACCAGAATGATGGGTTTTTTGCGCCAGACGAGGCAGCAGCCAAAATCCAAAACATGGTGCTTACAGCAGAGGGATCTTTGCGTACAATTGTCGGCCCCTTAGAGTATGACCCTACTTTAAGGGACGGCACCTCTGGGGCAATTATAAACTACAAGACACCTTTCGACGGAGTATGCCATTGCTTGCTTGGCGGTGGCGAGCGAGACGTGCTTCTTGTTGTCGGCAGCCTAAAGCCTAGCTCGGCCTCGTCTTACATTTACGGAGTATGGGAGCATCGTGGGTGGAGTAAGGATTGGCGACTGCTTATCGGAGACGATGCGTCTGCTGAATATAGAATGTCCCTAGAGGCTGCAGATAAGCCACAATTCCAAACCCAGTTTACTGTAACACCCAACGGTGTGGTAATAACAATCCAAGAAAGGCGGTCATTGTTTTATGATGGCTATACTGTAGCAAACTTAGGATATGCCCAAGCTCCTGGTGCGCTTACGGGGCTAGGGCCTAAATCTGATTTAGATCACGCCGATGATGCTGCGGGTGCAGGTAACAAGGGCTATGTAGACGTTCCCAACAGTAGAGGATATGCGTACTCCTCTATAAACCCAGACAAGTCTATTAACACAAATGGCCTTACCTGGGGTAATAATCGTTTAGGGTTTATCAACAGAACCGCTATTAGTAACCAAGCCGACGCCCATAGTGTGTTTGCACAAGACATAAACACTATGGGGGGTGTCCTAGAGGCGGGCGAATGGAGAGCTAAAGTACAGTGGGTTGATCGCTGGGGAAACCTGTCACCTTTAAGCACCCGTAGTAATCCTGTTAGTTGCTCTAGACAGGAAAACGTAACCGCCGGCAGAGATAAGAGGGGCAACGAAGACGCGGCAAGAATGAAGTTCGCCATTGCCTGGACCGACATTGCAACGGGACCTGACGGTACTGTTGGCAGAATTTTGTATCGAACCCGTGACCAGCTAAACTCAGGGGTCCCTACCTACTTTCAGCTCCCTGGATACGCTACAGAAGCAAGTACCACCTTTGCCACCATAGAGGATAACCACTGTAGTTTATATCCAGATAACATTCCAGACAGTTGGCTAGTTCTGCCTGCAACAGAAGTAGACCCTGTGCCGCAGTTCAGGCTTTCTGCTTTAGCCCTTGGAAGATTGTGGGTGGCTAATTATGGGGACGGTGTTGGCCGGGGCGCTATTCGTGCAAGCATGCCAGGAAGGTGGGGAACCTTTAAGGAAAATGATGTAGAAATATATCCCGATGCGCAGGGGTCGGAGGTTACAGCACTACACGCTATTGCTGGAGGACTTTTAGTTTTCACAGCAGAGTCTTCTTTTTTGATTACAGTAAACGATGATGGCAAAGGCTTTAGAGCTGCCACCTTGTCTAGCTCTGTAGGCTGCGTGGGACCAAACGCAATAGCGACTATGGCAGGGGGTGTTACTGCTTGGCTTTCTAGAAACGGCGTATTTACTTGGAACGGAGATAAGCTGGAAGAGATTAGCGCCCCTATTCGCAGAAGAATTAAACGCCTCAACACAACATGGATTTCTCGCTCTAGTGCAGCGGTAGACAAAGAGACAGGAGAGTTTCGTATATGGGTACCCGAAGACGGGTCTCGCGAAAATAATCTGTGCTTAGTTTACGACGCTGTTGGTTGGCGGGAACGCAATGATGTAAAGGCTTACTCTGTTTGCACTACCCGTGATAACCGTCAGCTAATGCTAGCTTTGGGCAAGGCGTCTGCATCTACATCCTCCGGGGAAGCTACCGAACACGCTTCTTTGTGGGTTTTAGATAGAGAGGCTAGTACGGGCAAGCGCATTGTAGAAGAAAACTCTGCTGTATTAGAAACACATTGGCTTCGTGCTAGAAGAAGTAATAGGAAAGCCAGTCCCTACGAGGTTACTATTTGGTTGAGAGAGGCGGGGGACGGTGACGATAGTATTACTATTGATATTATGCGTGACTGGAGAAACACCCCTCTTATACATACCGAAACAAGGAAAATGCGCTTTACGTCTGAAGACCCCCCTCTTCGATGGAATAACGCAAAGCTAGCCGGCGCAGAGTATAACAAGTACACCCGTAAAGAAGAAAACCATACGTGGAGAGAACGCAGGGCATACTGGACAAAGATTAACGTAGTCGTGCCTAGCTGTGAAGTATTCAAAATACGATTGACAGGTACGGGCGATTGGGAATATATAGCTATGGAATACTCCGAAACAGATAGGAACTTTGGTAAATCTAAGGTTCCTCACGGAAGGAGCGACAGATGAGTTGGAAGTTTCCTAAGCGCGTCCCCAGACAAAACCATCCCCTTAGTCCAGAAGACTTGGCAGAGGGCCTTCGTCCTTTTTACGAGGCGTCAGGGGACATAAACGAACACAATATTGATTCAGCATCATTTACAACGGACCTTACCGTAGGTGTAGACACGTCAAGTGACCTGGCCTATAATATAAAAGAAGTAAACAACTACACCTATGCTGCGTTGTTTGATAATACAGAAAGGGATTCATACCCTGTTTCAGCAGGATGGACAGAAGTAAACGATGCCTACATGGAGTTCTCTACTGAGGGTGGCCCATTTCTGCTGTTTGCTGCCGTAGATTATAACATGGATTCTACTACCGCCTCTAGGCTATGCCAGGCTCAGTTCGTCATACTACTAAACGGAAGCCCCTATATTGAAACAGGTATTGGGTGTTTTGATACTAGCGCTATATCCGGCGTGCATGAGGTTGGTCTTGCAGGAGCGTCTTCTAGAGCATGTATTGACTCAATCCTACTTCTTCCCGCTGGAAGACATAGAGTTTCTATTGGGGTAGGAGTTAAAGCAGCACCTGCTGTAGAGGATTCTGGCGGGCCGCTATTAAATATTCGTAACTCTCAAATGGTTTGTGTGGAGTTGGCACGATGAGCATTGTAAAAAAAGAAGATGTGTTTGATGCCGCCGGCCTTCATGCCGCAATGGATTCTCCAAGAATTAAACTAAACGGACTAAACCCCGAAGATTTTTCTAAGGGCTGTCTAAACGTAGACAACGCCCCCGTTATGACTAACTCAACTATATTTCCTAGCGGGCACAGCGTTTCTTGGAGTTTTGGTTCCCGCTTATCTGTTAACTGGTCTCCTTTTGATGGCGGTTCGTTTTCCAATCCTGGAGACAGTTACGCCGTTTACCACAACCGTATATGGGACGGAGACACCTCTGGCGGTGCCGTTTTTGATATTGATAGGTTTCAGACAGGACAAACCGACTCACCGCTTAACTACGACGTTGCTTCACACGGGTGGGTTATTGTTCGTACAACCGATCCCGGAACGCCCAGCAGCCATACAGCCGCAGCAGATAATGGTAGTGTTCCTGCTCTTGTAAATTTTGCAAGCACCAGCTCTTCTCTTGCAGATAAAAACATTACAGGCATTTTGGTTAGGGGGACTTGCGAAACGGGCGGCATAGATTTTGATACACATGCGGCAGGGGTTATGTTGGGCATTGCCGTAAAAGTAGGGTCTGCCACTGGTGCAGATGAGTGGCACATAATTCAAAAAAGCATTGGCCAGTTTTCAGTATCCGCGCACAAGCACATAACCATTAGCACCGGGTGTCTTATTACAGATACCGACATAGCGGGTATTACTCATACAGGAGGGGAAGCCTGTTCCAAGCTAAAGGACATTGCTCTGGTTTCGTGTAGTGGGCTGTTTAACGCTACTACAGCTTATGACGCTGGCAGTGATGAGTATGAGCTTGGAGGTTACACACTATCTTGTTTGCCTCTGTTGGCGGGGACACTAGAATAATGCCTACTATAAACTACACCCACACTATTGTAGATGGTTCGTCTGCCGATGCTGATGAAATATCTAAATCTATATACAACCACGACAACGTGACCGGGGACAGCCTTGCTGTATACAACGGAGGTATTGACAAAAATAACCTAGATAGTGCATTTCAAGTTAGTCGAGAAATGGTTCGCCGGGGTACATATACCGGCGATGTTAAGATGACTTCGGGTAATACTAACCTAGATTACCATGCTACGGCCTGGTTTAATGATGTGACGCATGACCCCGCAAGCGACTTGCACTGGGACAAATTGTTTGTAAGTGTTCCGGGACTAACAACTACATGGGAAAATAAACGTGCCGCGTCTAAGGTTCTTTTCTTTTGGAACTTTACAGCCACATGTGGGAATGATGCCACTGCAGGGGCGTTAGCCGGGGGCAACGTTAACTCGGCACCTAACAGGGGATTTCGCTTTGCCTTAAACATTAACGGGCACCTTGTCGATGAGCTTGATTTTAGGGGACCGGAAAGTAACAGTAGTATGGTGCCTCTGGACTACTCTGTAAGTCTAGGACATGCCTCTTCCCCGGATACGATCGGACACTACTCTAATGCAGAGGCGCTTGCTCCCGACCTACACCACTTTACTGGGTGGATAGTAGTAGACAGTACGTTCCTGTCCGATATGGGAACTAAAGATACCGACGTATTTCATAGCGCGTCTGGAGGCGCTGCAGTGGCCGGATGGCTTGAGCCTCTTACTGCTGGTGCAAGTCCTTTAACTACGGGATGGCACAACGCCGGCATACAGGTGGTTTTGCACAGCGATACTTATGATAGAGTCCGTATCATGTCTCGCCGCTTTGGCTGTGTCCCCTTTTATTGGTAAATATTGACATAGAGTAAGCTGCGTGTTATAGCATGCCCTATCTGATTTGGAGTAAATTATGGCTATGTCTCCCCCTCCCGGTTTTGGTTCTGGACAAGTTGCTAAGCGGCGCGGAAAAGCACTACTCGGCGCTACTGAAGAAACGGACCTTGAGGCCGCTGGTATTGAAAAAGGTCCTGGTTTTGTTCATCAAAGCAGGCAAGATACCGCCCCTGCAGCAAGGGCTCCTGTTCTTGAAGACCCTAGGGGTGCTTTCCAAAAACTAGATGCCGCCCCTGGTGTTAGAGTTACGGCCCCCATGGGCCAAGATTTGGCTCGCCAGGGACTCGCGGTAGAGGGAGAGGGAGAGGGCGAGGAAGCAAGGGTTGTAGATGTAGGAGCGCCCCCTTCAGAGCTTCCTGCATACGTGGGGGAAGACCTTCCTGATACACCCGCAGGTCTTCAGCTCATTAAACCAGTGGACCGACCAGTAATGCAGTCGGAAATTGATCCACAGGAAGACCCAGAAGCGTATGCTGCTAAGGGTGAAAGAATGCGGCAGTTTCAGGCGGAAGAAGCACAAAAGGGCAGGGACGTTTTTACTAGGGACAAGCCTCTTGACATGGCTATGTTTGAAGATTCTGGTAGGGGTGGAGAAGACTCTGCGGAGAAAATTAACTGGACCGGTAGGGGCGGCTGGCAATACGAATTTAATGCTAACTCTGTTTCCGAGGGTGGTGATGGTAATCCAACTATTACGGCTACAGATCCAAGCAGAAAGGGCGCAGTGTTCCAAATTGGCGTAAACGAAATGGCACCAGCGGGGGGTAGGTTTGCTGGTCAAAATATGTGGCAGCGCATTTGGGCAGAGCGGGCAGCAATGGACGCTGGTAAGATTAAACCAGGAATGAGTGTAAAGCAATACGAAGCTGCCATGCGTCAAACTATGGAGGATAGAGGTCAAGAGTACGTTCCTTTAAAAGCACGAGGGCCATCAAAAACTAGAGAAGCGAGAGAAGCCGCCGCAGCAAAGGGTTCAGAAGCGGCTGACATTTCCGATGTACAGTTTTTTACCTCTGCCGACGAAGTAGAGGCTATGGAAGCTATGGAAGCCGCCCCACAAGCAGATGCCGCCCCACAAGCCCTGTTGCCCACGCCCGAAAGCGACGCTAGAATGATGGCCAACGATCGAGCAGAGCGCCAAGAGCTTGAAGAGATGCGAGAGCGACGGCAGGCAGCACAAGACGCCGAGGTCCGTGCGCAGGAACGCCGCAAGCGACTTGAAGAACGTCAAGAAGAGCGACGGTTAGAACGCGAGGAAACGCGGGAGGCAGATGAGATAAATAGGGCCCGCGACAAAATGTTTGCAGATGAAGTGCCTGACCTAGAGTTTGCGGCGACTGGTGTGAAGAGCTTAGAAAACGAAATTGAAAGGGGTGATTTGGGCAGAATTAAGGAAACTGGGGAGAGATTTATTGACCTTGTTGTTCAAGCCGATAGAAATCCCGAAAGTGACATCAGCATACAACAAGTGCTATCTTCAATTCAAGATGATAACACCCTTAACATTTTAGAGGAGCTAGCTGAAACAGGTGCCTCTCCTGAAAGGCAGAATTTTAGAGAAATGCTATCCCAAGAGATAGATAGGAGGGAAAATTCCCGGTTTAATAGGGCGTTGGCTAGCGGAGAAATTTCCGTAGAAGACGCTCCACCAGAAACGGAGGAAGAGATAGATAGAAGGGAAAATGCCCGGTTTGATCAGGCGTTGGCTGACGGGGAAATTTCTTATTTTTCTCCTGAAGAACAAGAGCTAGTAGAAGTCGCTCCACGTCCAGGCCAAACTCCACTAGTTCAAGGGTCTGGAGAAATCGGTGCTCCACCTACTACAGCAGGGGTTACTGCCGGCCTAGTACAAAATAAAATCGACCAACTTTTTGGACGAGGTAAAACCTTGCAAACCCTTAGCCGCGCTCAACTTAGTATTCTTGCTAGAGAGCCCGCTGGCGCTGTCGGAGGCGCGGAAGGAAAACAACTTATTCTATCTCAATTAGAGAGGGTATAACGCTATGGCAGTTTTTCGTGACGCGCAAAAGAAACAGGCAGAGTACGCTAAAAATCTGTTGGAGCAAGTGGCCACAGGTCAGGCTGGTCGAGAAGCGGGAGCACAATTTCAGCAAGCCGCTACGGATGCTGCCCAACAAAACATTCAGGCAGTTCAGGCCATGCAAAACGTGCAGGCCATGGGACAGGCTAGCGGAAGTCCTGTAGCAAAAGATGCTGCTTTAAAGGCTTCTCAAGAAGCAACAGAAACGGCAGCCGAACAAGCGGTAAAAGTAACTGGACAGGCAAAAGATTTTCAGCAAAAGGCGTTTGAGGCTCAACAAGCCCAGGCTTTGGCGGCTATGGCCCCAGCAGTTCAAGCAGAAATTAAAAAGCGCGAGCAGGACATGGCGCTTGCCGGAGGCATGATTGAAACTGTTGGGCAACTAATACCCGGCATGACCGGCGTGGCCTAACCAGGAGGACCTTCCTATGGCTAACGGAAACGATAAAGCAGAGCAGCGCAGGCGCGGTGTTGGTGACGAAAACCTTACTGACTTGGTGCAGGAGTTTCGTAAGCAACGGCGAGCACGCAATGTCAGGGCACTAGGTCAGGGCCTTAGCGGCCTTGGGCGCACAATGCGCGGGCAGGCTGCAGATGTTGACACCGATTTTATCTTGGGTGGAACTGAAGGGCAAGACGCCTGGATGACTGCAGAAGAAAAACGTAAGGAGCTTAGAGACCTAGAGCTACAGCAGCGACAAGAGCAGCTACAGCGCGATAAGATGGACCTCCAGCAGCGACAGGCCCTGATGAGCTTTATAGACAGTGCTATGAGTCGCAAGTTATCCCGAGAAGAGGGCAGGTTAAACAGAGAACAAAAAGAGCGGCTAGCCGCAGCACAAATGAGGGTTCAAGGAGCAAGAACCCGAATCCAGCAAAATGATCAAAACACCAAGTTAATGGGTGCAGTTGCAGCCGATGCAGCACAGATTTTAGAAACCGAAGAAGCTAGGCAGCGAGTAAAAAACTACAAAGATAATTTAGCAGAGGAAGGATATATTATCGTTCCGGGCGACGAAACTAGGTCAGGCCGCATATTAGACGCGCCAATTGTAAGGCGAGAAGATGTAGAAAACCTTATAGACACCGCTCCTTTTGGTAAAACAAACATCGAAGACTTAACTCAGCAAGAACTTGAAACAGCTATTGGTGAGGCGTATCTAAATAGCCAGATGAGTCGAAGCCAATTTTTTAAGAACATAGATCAGTCTGCAGAGATAGATAGGGCAAGACTTGCAAACGATGCCGCACGAACTGCCAAAGCTGAAATCCCTAAGTATCAAGAGGCAGCAGTAATGGAGGCCACTAAGCGCCTTGCAGGGGTACCAGCCAACGCCACAAACCCGCTAGCAAATCTAGACTCTGCAAGTAGGGTTGAACTAGAAATGGCGTTAGCAGAAAGGGGATTGAATATGCGTGTTGCCAGCCCTGGCGGCGCAGGTTCCCCAAGCGACTATGCCATCTACGAGCAGCAAAGAAACAGAACAAAGGCCGTTAGTTCGGCTGCTACAACGGGTGTTGCTAGAATTGCGGCTGCTAGCCCAGAAGTGTTTGATCCTACAGAGATTGCACAAATCCAAGAAGTTGCGCGTATGATGGGGTTTCAGCCTACTAAAAGCGCTTCCGAGGCTATTGAAGCAGCTAAAGTTTCAGCAGGCAGAGAGGGGGTTACAGACACCCAGGCTGCTGCACAGGCAGCTCAACAGGTACGACAGGAGCAGCCGGTGCAAGAGTCTTGGCTAGGGATTCCTGGTCTTAAAAAACCTTCAGACCCCCGAGAAGAAAGCCTACAAGCTATGCAAATGATTGCAGATATGCCTGAGCTTCCTCCACTACAGCAGGCTCGCAAGCAGCTTGTTCAGTCTCCAGAGTTTCTTAGGTATCAGAAAGAGCGCGGATATACCGACGAAAGAGAAACCGTTCGGCAAATGGTAAAAGAGGCAAGGCAGCAAGATAGGCAAGCTGCTAGGGATACTCGGCGTGCAGTTAGGGAAAACAAACAATTAGGTATTGTTCCTGAGACCCCTGAAGAAATGGCCAAAAGAAAAGAAACCCAAAACGAGGTTAGAGAGCCTGAAGCACCCGTTGAGGGCGGTATTGGTTGACATAGCTTAATCTATGTGTTAGGTTAAGCAGCCAGTACCATTCCCAAGGTGTCGTATGTCTAACGGCGATAGCTCCGATATTTACCTAGCAATAGATCGGGAGCCTCCAGAAGGCACCCCTATGCAGGCCCCTGCGCCAATCGAAGAACCTCCAGGTGGATTCTTAGAGCAGAACCCTGAAGCTGTTCTTAGGGCTATGCAGGAAGATAAAGAGCTAGCGGAAATGGATAGCCAAGTAAGAAACTTGGTTGATGATAAAGGAAATCCGGCGCTCAGCTTTGATGAGTTAGCTGCTTGGAATACTATGGATCCTTTTGAAAAACGAAATGCCTACAGGTCAGGTAGGTATGAGATTTTTGATCCATCAATCTCTCCTACAGACCAAGCCTTTACACCTGGACGAGGGAAAATACACAGTGGCCTAGAAATAGAAGGGGAGGGCAAGATTGTAGCAGGCACCCCTTTACAGGCTGCTCAACCATTTAGAGGACTAGATAAACAATCTCAAATTAGACAAGCTAGATTGCAATACGGCGATAATGCTATTGTTCTAAACTCAAAAGGCGAGGAGCAGATTGACGAAAAGTTTGTAGAAAATGTTACAGCTATGCGTCAGGCGTATAGAAAGCCCACAACTTTTAAAAGTAAACCGCTTGAGTATGATGAGCAGGGGTACCCTGGTGTAATTACTGCCGGGGATATGCTTAAAGATTCTGCAAACTGGCATTTAGACAGGCTAAATCGTAAAGCTCTTATTCAGCAAAGGGTTTTAGAAGATCAACAAGCGGTTTTACAACAGTTAAAAAAAGAAGCAGAGTCTGAGGTAGAAAGGGGTAAGGCCCTAGCCTTGGAAGAGTGGGCTACCCGAGTACAAGAATCTCGCAGGTTTGAGCCTCTAGTAGCAGAAACGATAGCCCAATCTGCACCTAACTACACGGGCAGAATAAGTGTAGATGGGCTATTTCCTCATCTACAACAACACATTCAATCGGGTGACGAGCAAGCCGCCGCACAAGCTATGCGAGATTGGATGTACCTTACGGAGGCCTTACCCAGAGGAGCACCAACAGAATACAAAGAAATGGAAGAAGAGGTAGAGTGGAGTTTAAACGATAGAGACTTCGACCAAAATGTAGTAAACATGCGAGTTGTTGCCGCTATGATTGCGGAAGAGAGGGTAACGGCTGACTACATGGCGCTAGGTGTAAAAGAACGCCCTAGAAGGATGGGTAGGGAGAACAGAGAAAGGTACAATGAATGGAGATCTGAGCGTCTTAAAGCGTATGAAAAAGAAGCATATGACGAGCTTACGGCTATACGAAGGCGGGCAGACGGCACACACTTTGCATTGTTTAAACCAGATGGCAAACCTTTATCTTCCATAATTCTTGAGTTAGAACAGGGTGATAATTTTTGGGGCTCTGCTGTAGACGCCTGGTGGAACGGGTCGGGAACCAACAAAACTTCTAAGCTATACCTTGAAGGTGATACACATTTAGTAGAATACGAGGGGCTATTAGACTGGTCTTGGAGGGGATTGGCAGGTCTTAGCATGGGCGCCGGGGGTGCCATATCGGAAGAAAAAGCCATAGCGGATATATACCACGGCGTAGGCTTTGATGAATACGCAGACGAAGTAGGTTACGCCGCCGTAGACATAGTTTTAGCCGGTCTAAGAAAAAGTGGTATGACCGACATGGAGGCCGATGAATTCCCTGCTGCTACACAGTTTATGGGCACTAGCTATGTAGTATTTAGTACCATTGCTACACCTGATGTGATTACGGTAGGTACCATGGGACTGGGTACTATTGGTAGAACCGGAGGAATTGCGGCGGGTTTAAGTGCTGGTAAAATGGAGGCAATAGCAAGTGCCGCAGAGGAGGTCACTGGTTTAGCTAAAGTAGTTAATATTGCTAAGAGCGGTGCTAAAGGCTTCCTTAACGGAATGGCAGGGACAAAAGAAGTTGCTTTAGAATCCGCTAAGGGGCGTTACTTATTTGCAGAAGCCGATAACTTTATGTATCGGTTAAGCGCCGAACGGCTTGCTCAGCTTCAATCAGCAACAAATAACATTGTAAAATACGATAACGAAGCAAAAGAAGTCCAGGAAATGCTTAATCGGGTCGAAAAGGTTTTGGGAAAATCCGAAGCCGATATGATTCAGGCACAATATTCTCAAGCAATTGCAAGCAACGCGCAGGTATCTGTAGCCACAGGCAAGAACATAGCCAGAGCAATTCAAGCAGAAGCGCGGCTAGCAGAAGGTATTAAACCTATTACATGGGAATCTGCAGATAGGGCGGCCCAGGCTGCTGCACAAGCTGCAGGAACAAAGGCTCCTATCACAGGAGGAATGACGCGAGGGGGGCTTCAAGCTGCTCCAGGCAAGCCGGGCACTGCGGGTAAACAAGTTCGACTAGGAACACCTAGTAGACGGGCGCCTACTAATGTGCAAGAGGACGCAATTAATTTAGTTCGACAAGCAGTTGAAACGGGTAAGCCTGTATGGAAAACTTTAGAAGGAACAATAAATCCTGTAACAAATAAGACCTGGAAAAAATCCGAGATAAGGGCAATAGCAGAAGTAGAGCTTCGTGCTGTAGAGGCCGGTCATATTGCTTTGGCATCTAACTTAGCAGAACTTAAAGCCCGTAGAAACATACTCAGGTCTTTTGCTGGAAAACAAAAGGGAAGCGCTGCTGAGATGCGAACGGCAGCACTAAACGCAAGAAGACACCTAGATCGTTTAACTAAAGCTAGAAAAAATCTTCACAACCTACAAAGCAAAACAGCTAAGTCTTCGGTAAAAGATTCAAATGACTTTATTGCGGCACAAAAACTAATCGAGAAAAACAGAAGGCAGGTAGATGCAGCGCTAGAGCATCTTGGTAGGGTGAGTGGAAATGCCGCCCATACCTTTCTAGATAACCGTATTACAAGAGCAGAAAGGTTATTTAATAAAACAGGAAGCCACCTTGAGACAATGGCTAAGGGCATTGCTAAAGACTTAGGTGCTAAAAAGGGAGCTAAGGCAGGGTTACACAACGCAAAGCAGCACGAGAAACACGTTAAGATTGCGCAGCGTCAGGCTTATAATACCTATATGGTTCCGGGCTATCGCATTTTAGGTAACATTATACGGGAACAGGGCAAGTCACACCAAGCACTTGCTAGTGCCTGGGCAGACCCAAACTGGTCTAGACTTCCTACGTTTAAACAGGCCATGAATCAGCTAGAAACAGCAGGTTTTCTTGGTAGGCGCATAGGAAAAGGAGGCAGGTTTACTACTATTGCGGGTATTGGTAAGGCCGCAGACGAAGTTATTAAAGACACAAACGCTTTAGCTGCAAAACTAATGGACATGTTTGATTTAGCGGTGCTTGAGCGGGTCGCTACTAGGGGAACACCTGACTCCGACATGTTGTTAGGAGTTATTCGATCCTCTAGTACGCGCCCTCTTCCTGCTATGACTAAGGGTGGGCTAGCGAGAAACATTGAAACTCTTACAAGCGAAGCCCATTCTATAATGGTTGCTGATCGAGGAGGCGCGGTAGCTGCGGCTACTTTGCTTGATGTTGGTGACTTAGCCAGGCATAATCCCGCCATGGTTAAGGGGCTGTTCCACAGACTAGGCGCAAGGTTTATGCGTATCGGCAGTATAAAGGCTACCGTTGCTGCGTTTACTGAGCCCTATTTATACAAGGTTGGGTTTGGTAATAAAGAAATAACCGACATAATGAAAGGAATTGAGTATGTAAGAAAATACCATTCCGATAGGCTTACCTTTATTGCTACAAGCGGTAAACTTGAAAAAAGATTTGATAGGCTTGCAGCCTTTGTTTCTGACAAAGTAGAGACAGGAGATAGTGTATTTAACAGGGGGATTACTTTTCTTAAAAGAATAGGAGACTCGTCAGACGAGGTAATGAAGGCTCAAGCTGATGAGATGTTTGCTGCTTTAGGCAGAGCCTTTCTTGCAAAAGGCCCCCCAGGGAGCTATAACGCTCAAATGTATCCTAACAGCGCAAGTCAGATCACACAAGCAGAGTTTATAGTCTCTGAAGTAAGAAAAGCAATTATGGGCGATAAGGTTAAGAAGTGGGAAGACCTTATAGACGTAGTGCAAAAAGTCACAAACAACGATAAAATAGGTAAGGGCACCGCTATAGGTGCCTATGCGGCAGCAATAGCTAAAGGAGAAAAACCTACCGTCGCCGCTATGCACAATGCTCTGTATGCAAAGACTATTCTTGCTCAGACTCTTCTAACCGCTGGTGCTCTTGAGTCTGGTTTAAGTAGAGTTGCTAGCATAACATCTCATTTATCCGATGATGCCATTAAAGGGCTTGCTATGCTACAACAAGGCGAGGCGGCAGCACTACCGGGCACATTTAAAGAGATTGCAGAGGTGGCAACTAAACTTGGAATACCACCTAGACTATCTAAGGTTTGGACCGATGCTGGAAATAAAACCGGTTTAGCCATTAGTCTGGTGAAAAAGGATGGAGGCTACACATTTCTTAATCAACGGGTGGTTGAGCAAACGATAGCAACATTAAAAAACACCATAAAAAACACTGAGCAGTATTACAAAGTAGTAGATAAGACCCTACCCAAAATGTTGCTTGAGGATATTTCAGGTATGTGGACCAATGTCTTGCGTATGATGACGACAGGCGCTTTCCACATTGGTTACTATTTCAATATGACTTACGGAAACTTTACTCAGGTGTTTGCTGAGGCGGGTTTAGTTCCTGCATTGCAAGTAGTTGGGGGTGCTACGGTTGGTGCTGCTGTTCCTGCTTTAACAAAGTTACCTGTTATTGGCCCTAAACTTGCTTCTAAGTACGACAAGTTTGTTGCTGAGCTGGTGCTGCCTCATCCTAGCTTAGCCATGGTTGACGCCAGAACTGCCGCCCTAATGAATCCTAACATGCTTAAAGGTGATAAAATATTGACGCTGCCTAGCGGCGAAAAAATGACCGTAGGGGCTTTTCGTATGGAGCTTGTTGAGGCCGGTGCTTTTACAAGTCTCAGCGGCAGCATCGCACCCGCCAGCATAAGGGCCAGCAACAAGATGGGTTTTCTGCAAAAGGCGCTTTCAGAAATTCCAGGAGTGAAGCCCCCAAATTGGTTGAAGCCTACCAGAGTGTTAACAAAGCCGTTAGAAATGTCTGCGCACATGTTTAATCACTTAGAGATTTTGCAAAGGGTAACGCTATATAATTACCTTCGTTTTAATAAGGGGTACAGCAAGGGCAGGTCTGCCCAAATAATGCAGAACTCCCTGTATGATTGGGCATTTGCTACTACAGATGCAGAAACAGCAGCCGTAAAGTATCTGTTTATGTTTTACAACTTCCATAAACTTTCGTTTATGAGAGGGCTAAACCATTTATTCCAGCCTGCCTTAGCAGGAGCGGGACGCGGCGGAAGAAGCACCGTGGGCGGTCGTGGCTTTGTTAATAGCATCCTTAGAACCTCTCCTTTGCACCCCGATGCCTTTGCTATGGCTAGAATAAATATGTACGATAGGGCGCATAGAACATTTATCGAAGACCCTGGACTAGAGGAAGCAGGAGTAGAGCGCCCTGGGTGGGCAAGACTAAGCTCCCGTACATTTGCGGGCGGTGGACAGCTTACTCAAGCACAACGATTGGCACTAATGGCAACAACGGGGCGGGATGCTACTGCGTTTGTAGAAAGTTTACCAGCACCTACACCGCAATCAGTCATCGAGTCTTTGTACAACATTTCTGCTTTGGGTCTTCGGGCAAGTATGGACGACGACTTTACCGCAGGAGATTTCTTTTCTGAGGGAGTTGCCAAAGAAGTTGCAGCGAGGTCTAACCCTATAGCTAAGTCGCTAATAGAGAGCTACTTTTTAGAAACGTCTGCTGAAAATATAATGGACGACGACAGGCGCGTTCCTTTGTATTCTCCAGCACATCGGTTGGTACAACAACACCTTGAGGCTGCTTTTGATTGGTGGCCTAAAGCTGAAATGTACAGGGAAGATAGACCCTATGCAATGCGCGTGTCCCCCGCCACAAAGTCTGTATTATCCTTGCTTCTTTTGCCTGTAGCTAGAAAGCTGGACCCAATTATAGAATCTGAAGCACTGGATATGAACACTAAGGAAGCCGCAGACTACTGGTTTAGACAAAACGCGGGTGTTTATAAACGGCATTTTGTAAATCCAGAATTAGAAAAGGGTTACAGAGAAGCACAGTTTGATAATGAAGTGCAAGACTATCTAGAAAGAGTTACTGGCACTATGCCTGGAGGACAGATTGCAGGAGAAGGGGCACTTAGGGGGCCGTCTTTGGAGTCTTACGAGTTCCGAATGCAGCAACGTCAGCAGGACTTAGAGTCTCGCATACCTATTGGTATGCCTAGGGAAGACAGGCGTAAAACTACTACGGCTGAAGAGGCAAGAAAAGCGGCGTTTATAAATAAACTGGTTACAGGAGAATAAAAAACGGGGTTGACATATAGAACACCAAGCGTTATAATCCGATGTTACATTTCGTAACGTACCTGAAACCCAGCCCTAGCAAAGCCCTGCTAGGAGATGAAGGAGGCAACCATGGGAATTAAGCCAAGACGTTTAGACCCCGACACTATCTATAATTTTTTAGGTCGTAGACGTGTAAAAAGCGACGACGATAAACCTATTGAGCGCGGCAACATTGTGGAAATTGTAAGTAGCCAACACCTAGGAAAGCCTACGGTAAAGAAAGCTACCCCACAAAGTAAGGGCCGTTTGCTTGTAGCGCATATTAGACTACTGCCAGGAATGGAGGGGGAAGCAGTAGAGTGGGCTCAAGCTGAACGAGATACGGGAGACGCTCCTATTGGGTCGTATATTTACATGGATGACAACGGTGATTTTACTGTGTCTCCTCGTGGCAGGGCCGTTGGTCAGGTACTACGAGAGGGATATATTCTTGTAGACCCCAACGCCAACTGGATTGCAGATAGTGCAGATGGAAAGTCAGTAGCCTCTGATAGTGGTCAGTTAACCGCTACGGCTTTTGTATCACTGAGTGACCTTAATGAAGCGCCGATTCTAGTTGTTCCAGAAGAACAGGGCGCCATTGTTGTTGAGTCTGTAGAGCTTCGTACCGCAATCAATACGCCTTTTGATGCTGCTCAAAACACTAGCTTTGTCCTGCGTTACTCTGGTGGACGTAGAGAAGCTGCTGCTCCCCTTCCCGCAAAAGCTATTGTATCTTCTAGCTCTGTAGGCATTATGCGGTCTGCATCTATTGTTGCCCCGGAAAACACTGGGGTGTGTTTAGGTTTAAAAGGCGGTAAGCTAAAGGGTGACGGAGAGGGGTCACTAAGTATTACCGTATTCTATCGTTTATTTTAGGAGCACAAATGGTTTCCCTCTCAGACTCTCTGCCTCTTCTTGTCGGACCTGCGGGGGGATTTGTTCTTAGTGTCATCTTGTTATACGGGCTTTACCGGGTGTTTATGCGGGCTATTCTTCCTCGCATAGACGCTACCTTAGAAGAGCACCGAGAAGATCGAAAGATGTATCAAGAGACGATGCTAAAATTGAGCGACAGCATGCACCAGTGTGCCTCTGCTATTCAGTCTTTGCAGGGAGAAGTAACCAACGTAGGGCTTAGAGTAAGAGACCTGGAACAAGCGGTAGATAACATTAAACAGGCATAACTTGACACAGCGCTTTCTGTGTGTTAAGGTCAGCATCGTGTACACATTACTCTCCTGCAGGAGCATCCTATGGCTAAGTCTGCCAATTTAATTTATTCTAGGCATTTTACTATCACTGCCTCTGCTAGTGGAACAGAGACAGGTACCATTGTTGGTTCTAAAACCCGTGGAATTCTAGATACCTTGGTTATTAGAAAGACCGCCGGGACGGCCACGCATGTTGATATTCAGGTGCGGTTGAAGACAGGGAATAGTGACGCAGAGTATTTAATTTATGAGGAGACTCTTGCAGCAAGCGGTGCGGCTTCCTTACCTGTCAGAGAAACAGCGATTGGTGCCCTGTTTGACACTCTTAGTAGTGACTCCGATGACGACCTTTATCTGTACCTTTTGCCTCGCCCCAGCGCTAGTGGCTCTGGTGTAACCGGAACTTTTGCTGTTCGCATGGACTTTAGGATTCAACAGTAGGGATAGATATGGCTCGCGCATTTCCAAAAAAGAACGTTACCGCGCATAAGGTTACATCCGATGATCTAGAAGTTGATGGAGGAACTCTCAGCGTCGATGAAACTAATAATAGGGTCGGTGTTGGCACTATCACCCCTTCTACTGCACTCGATGTAGCCGGCGATGTGACGCTGAGCGGTGACATCATCATCGACGATGGCGGCTCACTCAAAGAGGCAGGCGGCACTGCTGCAATCACATTTGATGGCTCTGGAAACGTAACGAAAATAGGCCAAGACACTCCAAGCAGCGACGAGGTTTTGACCTGGGATGGGTCGAAGTGGGTCGCCTCTGCTGCGGCTGGCGGGTCTGTTGATTTGAATGGCCTTAGCGCTGGCACTATTGACGTGTCTGCTGACAGCTTTGGGTTTATTGACGCCAACGACAGCAACAACTCAAAGAAAGAGTCTATCGCTGATTTTGTTGCGGCTATCGCGGGCACGAATTTGACAGCTTCTAACGGTGTTTTGGCTGCATCTGGTGGTGGTGGCGGCTCTGCTGTTGACGACGACCAAAACATTCTCGCAGTTCAAGTCTTTACATAGGAATTCAAAATGGCAACATTCACAAAAACGCTTCTGTCTGGCAGCACGAACGGCAAATCTATTGACGTTACAGCTGACGCTCATGGCTCTGCTGTTACTATTCACCAAGCTGTATCAGGAACTTCAAGTTTAGACGAGGTATGGTTGTATTGCCAGAATGTGCAAACGGGAGACATTTTATTGACTCTGACCTGGGGCGATAATACCGACGAAGAAGACGGCTACATTCAGGTAACCATTCCTGGTCAGTCTGGTTTAATTCAGGTTGTACCTGGTTTATTGCTTCAAAATTCACTTTACATCAAAGCCTATGCGAGTGTTGCTAACAAGCTAATGATTCACGGTTTTGTGAACAGGATTAGCTAATGAGCAGAAGAAACCGAGACACCGCTGCTGTCAGCATGCGACCCCGCCGCCGTGAGGGTGGCTGGGTTAACGTTTGCAACATTGACTTTACGCAGTTGCCAAACCAGACCATGACCAAGAACAGCGAAAACACGGTTGCTGGTCATACGTTTTGGATGAACAACGTGTGGGATACAGCGAACAACGCAAGTTGTGCGATCGTCAACGGCACCGGTTTGGTTTGCAACTTTAGCAATGCTTCAGCTTCTAACAAGCATTCTAACTTTCTCTTTAAGGGGACAGGAATAGAGAAGCTGGAAACAGGTGGCTGGCCCTGCTTTCGTGTGGTGATGATTGTCAACTCCATTACCTTTCGCAGCAATCTGGATGCTGTAAAGCTGGTGGCCACTGGGCACCCTTGGGAAGACACTCAACGTATTCCAATGCTTAAAGCCACCTACCGACGCGAGACTTCCTCTAATAACGAGTATCACTTAGCTCAACGGACAGGCGCGCCCTATGCTTCCGGCAGCAATTCCAACAGTCCCGACGTTGCGAGCAACGAGCCGTCATCTCTTTGCATTCAGCTGTTCATGCGACCCGAGACTGGCCGATGGGAAATGGGCATTATTGAAAACCCCCAATTCATTCCGCGGCTACCAAGTGACAGCGCGTTCACCACTATCGCTTACGGTAGAGATTACCGGACACACCTTAGCTCTTCTAATGAGGGCTATTGGGACGGCAGCAGCAATACGGGTCCGTACTTTGGTCCGGCGTTATTAGCTCGTTACAGTGGTGGCACAACAGAGGCTTGCACTATTACCCATTTTCTTGTCCAGAAATATGTTGGGGGCGTTGATGTCTGAACACCCAAAAGTAATCTACGCAATTGATTGCTACCCGCAGAGCGTCGAGCCATACGACGAGTCTACCGGCGAAGACGTTGAAGGGCTTGGCTCTGGAAAAATCGTCGTATGCTGGGTTCCAGACTCACGGGCCAGTGACGTTGACCGTAACGATGAAATGCGTCGGCTCGTGACCAAAGAAATTGACGCGATCATCACAGCTTCTGGAGGGTAGTCATGGCGTTTACATCTACCAAATCAGTTACCCTTACCTACCACCAGGCGGTGGAGACGGACGCGACTGCTACGGTGGTGGCCAACATCGCCGGGGGCGCAGCCACTCTGTACTCTGTTGAGATTGACAACGACAACAATGCAAGCAACATTGTTTACGTTCGTTTTTGGGACGCAACGTCTGCTACCAACGGTACTACGGTCCCTTACCTGTCTCTCAAGGCAGACAACGATGACAAAAATATCTCTTACGTTATTCCGCAAGGGTTAAGGTTCTCTACCGGTATAAGTTTTGCCTGCGTTACCGATCACGGTGGTACTGCTGGTACTTCTTCCCCCTCTGGTGACGTTGTTGTACGTCTTGTGTACAGCTAGGAGCCCCCATGTCGATTGTTAGTGAAAATCTAAGAGCTGCTGCTGCAGCTACTCTGCATACAATCACCCCTACTTCGGGTGGTGGGGCCGTAACAGCCGACCAGATTAGCGCATCTGCGACAGACCTCGCACAGGTAGAGATTGTAAACACCGGTAATCCCTCTGACACCGTGTACGTCAAGCTGTACAATGCCCAATCTGGGAATGTAACTGTAGGAACTACGACTCCGCAGATGGTGCTTCCCTGCCCAGGTGGAGCAACGGTTACATATATCGTTCCTCAAGAGGTTAGCTTTAGTGCCGCACTAACTGTAGTTGCGGTTACTGCAGGCGGGACTGCTGGCACAACTTCTATGACCAACTCAGTTACAATAAAACTTTTGCAGGGATAGTGGTTATCCCTCATTCACAGCCATTTCTATTTAGGAGAATACCATGGCTTATATTAAAGGCCGGCACCTGAATCCCGAACGGGGAGAAGGGTACCATGGATCGTTCCTTGGCATCGCTGGTGAGGCTATTGCCGAAAACGACATCGTAGTCGCTAGCGGTTACAGCGGTGATCAAATCAAATTTAGTCTTGCTACCAGTGATGTCGCTGGGCGTCAGCAAGGTATCATGGGCATTGCTAAGCATGCCGCGAGTGCAGACGAAACAGTAGTTATTCTGTCTCACAAACTTGTTAAGGATGTAGACACCAGTAGCGCTGCGGCGGTAGGGTATCCTGTCTACCTTGATGATGACAACGCTAATACGGGCGGTTGGATTATTGCCGAACAGCCAAATGCTATTGTTGTCGGACAAGTTCTTGCAAAGGACGCTAGTGCCGGAGCCGTTCTGCTTGCTCCGTCAAAGATTGTAGTGGGAATTGATGGCGACGGTGACCCCGTACCCTGATATATAGACCCAATAAATCAAGCCCCCTTGGAAAACCAAGGGGGCTTGTTCTATTTGTTAGACAGATTAACGATTTTTACGAAGAGAACGAACGGCACGGACAGCCTTTATCATGTCCTTACGGGATGCTCTCTTACCCTTATCGTCTACTACTGCGGAGATGAACACCGCAAGTTCGACCATGCCACCAATGATGGCGTCTCGCTTTTCTTCTTCTAGGTTTGTCCACTCTGGAATCTCATCGAGTGCCGCATCGAGTAGCTCACCTACCTCGTTTACCGCAAGCTGGAACTTAGCAGAGCCACGAAGGCTGCTGGACTGTAGCTCCTGTACCAGCTCAATGGTTGCGGGAACAGCAAGGGAGAAAAACTCAGCAACCCAGGGCTTTGCGTTGGGGAGTAGAAGTTGAACAGCGGAACGAATAAGGCTTGCAAGTAACATAGGGGTCTCCTATTAAAGTGTCGGGTAAATATACCGCAATGATATTAAGTTGTCAAGGTTTCTTTGAGGAATAACCATCGGCATACCAGCCCCCTCCTTTGAGGGAAAAGCTGGTGATACTCATCTTACGAACCGGCGGCATGTCCTTGTCGCAGAAGGGGGCCTCGCATTCCACGGGCTTGTCCCTATTTGCAACCTTACGCATCTTCTCCGTGGTGTGTCCACATCGAGGGCAATGATACTCATAGATGGGCACTGGTGTCCTCCTCTGGCAGGTCTACCGAATCATCAGGCAGTTCAGGGAACCTCGGAGGAGGCGGTGTTTTTTTACAAGCCCAAAGTAATAAACCCAGGGTTATGCTTATGAAGCGCTTTACTCTACTCATTTCAACTCCATATCGTACATTCTACGAAGACGCTTGATGGTTATAGTCTCCAGCTCATAGTCTCCGTCCTTGGCGTTGTTAAGGAAACACAGACCCCTCCAGAACATTGCGTTGCCGGTGCTGGCATACCCCTCCTCGTGCTCAAAAAAGCACCCGCAGGATAGCCCGTGCATGCGACGACCTGACGCAGTGGTCAGCGTGGCGTGGTTCAGTATGTGGCTGTGCCCTTGAACGCAACTCTCAAGAGTCTTGAGGATAAGGGAACGTCCAATGTTAGCACCGCTGACTGCTCGGCCCATGACCCCGGAGGCAAAGTAGTGGGCGAAGTGTACGCCGTGTACGTTCGCGGCCTCTTTGAAAGGGTATAGCTCCCACCCAAACTCCTCATACTTGAGGTCAGACACGGACATGAACCCTGCTAGTTTAGGGTCGTCGTTTATGGTTCGGTTTATTCTATTCTCGTGGTTACCAAGAACCAGTACCCACCGGGTGTAGCTCCTAACGGCCTTGCTAACCTCTGCAAACATAAGCTCCTGTGCCTCGATTGCTGCAGCCACATCGTGTTTGTATCGCCTGCCCTCAAAGGAGCGCTTGGCTACGTCGTAGCTGCTTAGGCTCTCCATGTCTGCCCAGTCACCAATATTAACTACGGTGAACTCGACGCCCTCTTCCATAGCCTGTCGGCCTCGGTCCTCGATGACCTTGCCGAGAAGGGTGAACCTTGATTGCTCAACTCCCGGCTGGCTGTGTGCATCGCCAATCACCAAGATGTTCCCTCCGGGTGCGTCGTCGGGGTTGGGTGCCCCGTGCTGCCGGGTGTACTTAATAACCCTGTCACATGCGTGCTTTGAGTAGCCACTAATCTTAGCGAGGGTTCGGTGACCCAGGTTGTATTTAACAATATCGTGTCCGTACTTGTAGTACAGCGCTACTTGTTTCTTGCTTAGCTTTCTCATCATAGCTATCCTTTGGTCTGTAGGGAAACGGGCGCTCAACCCCACCTCGTTGGCCCCTACTCCGCAGAGATGGGGGAGCGCCACAAGGTGAGACTATACCCTATTTCTTTTTTGTTGTCAATAGCGACGTGTTATTATTCCGCCTCTTCTCGTTCGTCCTGCGGCATATAACCATATGCCAGCCGCATCCCATGCGTCATGTTCTTTTAGGGGCGGCATTCTACTCCGTTCTTTCTGGTACAAAGCTGCCCCAATCCGGTTATGGTGGGGAGTTTTTGGTACATTTCCTTTCCATTCTCCAGGTAAATACATCTCGTCCCAAGGGTGATACCTTCCTAAAGCATACCCTACCTGGTGCAGTTCTTCAATATTTTTATGTCTAGCCAGCCATCGGTCGTACTTCTTTGGCCACTCACACACCCAGTATCGGGGAGACTGTGTTTTGGCCAACAATAAGTCTACAACCTTCTTTGCCATATCTTCGGGTCCACTATTGCAGATCACAGTTGCGGCGCCGTGGAGCCCTGCCACCCCTTCGATGACGCTGCCCCACGCTACCCCCACCTTACGCTTACCGAGGTCTATTGCTATAAGGTGGTGGTCGCTATCTGGGCAGCGATACTTGGGGCCGGCTCTGCGGTAAATCATTTCCAGGGCACCAGCTTTTCATTCTCGTATCGGGGCTCGGCAGACTTAAACCAGCGCGTCATCAACGCTGGCTCTGCCTCTATCTTCACATCAGGGGTGAAACGCTTCATCGCCTCGACCATTACCTTGCTTGCGTGGGGCGCCCAAATATGTGCAGTTTCTTTAGGGCCCTCAAACAGGAACTCGTCGTGGATGAATGCCCAGCACCTAACGCCATACAGCGGGCTGCTCTTACCGATGTACATCTGTTTGGTCAGTTCCCACATGGCCGCCTTGGCTCCGTCAGCGGCGAGGCCCTGGAACAACGTATTACACCCACTGGTGTAGAAGCAGCCTCCGCGAACCCGGTTTGATCCAAGCTGCTGCAGTGTAAAGCTACCACCGGTTGACCGGTCTGCGTTGCTCATCATCTTAAAGTATTCCGACATCTCAGGGAACGATGCCTTCCACGACTTGATAAGGTCATCAGCTTCATTGAACGACAAGTTAACTCCAAAGCCCTTTGCATACACAACCAGGGTATTGACACCCAGGCCGCCGGGTAGTCCAAAGTTAGCGATCTTTGCGTTCTGCCGTCGCTCCTTAATCATTGGGTCACCCTTACTGCGTAGCGACACCGCCTCTTCGTAGCTGATACCTGCCAACTTTGCTGCGAACCAAAGGTGGGGGTCGGTCCCCCCGTTGATTAGGTCGGCAAGTTGGCTGTATCCAAATAGGTGGAGGCATACCTGGGCGAGTGTAGCCAGCTCAAGCGACGAGTAGTCGATGGAGGCGAACACCTTACCCTCCCTGGGGATGAAGCAGTCTCGGAAGCCATCTGCTCTGGGAGGATTTTGGAAGTTGGGGTTTCTCCAAGAGGTGCGCCCAGAGCGAACCAGTACGTTAGGACTACTTGTTATTGGCTTGTCGATACCCATCTTCAAAGTAGGCACGTAGGTGTTCAGCAGTTTCTGGGCACTGAGTGTCTCCTCATACTGAATCAGTCCCTTGTCTCCACTGCCTTTAAGGGTGTCGGAGTCTGTCTTGACTTGTCCAGAGGGGAACCTTGAAGAAGCCGCAGACATAGGAGGGGAGCCGCCATAGGCCCTGCTTACCAAGCCTTTAAGCCTTGCACTGTCTTTGCTTACCTTAAACTTCTTGGTGCCCCTAAAAGTGTATGTGCCGTTTGCTTGGCACGTTTCGTCGTCGTTTCCGTAGCAGGCTGTACATACCCGTAGGTCTCCAATCTCACCCGTCCACCCAGTTCCACCGCAGAACTTGCATCTGTTTATACGCAAGAAGCCAAGTGCCTTTGCCACCTCGTAGTTCTGATTTGCGGTCTTTTCTACGTCATATGAGAACGCATCAACCGCCTGCTTGTCAGTGTAAACTCCGTGGATTGCCATCAACTGCATCGCCAGGGCGGCAGCTACCTGCTCTGTTTCATTAACTACTACGCCGTCATCGCCTACCACCGGGTATCCCTTCTGGCTCAGGGGCTTTGACTGTTCTATGTAAACCATCCGTGCCCAGGTCGCGTCTTCGGCTGCATAGCTTATTGCCTTGTCGGGCCAGCACTGTACAGGCAGGCCATCAAGCTCGGCGTAACGTAGTCGCCAAGAGTTCGGGTCTTTCTTGTCACCGCTGATGTCCTTCCTAAAATACTTTAGCACCGAGAAAGCAAGGCTGAATCCTCCGGGGGGCATCTTCAAGGCCTTGTCATACTGGAACTCATCTGTGGCGATGGCAAGGAGCATCTGACGCACGCGGGTGTCCGTCACTTTGCCTTTCTCTACAAGGTGGAAAAGTATATCCATCCACCCAGGCTCCTCGTTCATCATGACCCCCCAATCATACGCACCGTTGTGCGCCACGAGGATGTCAGATTGCTCAATGCCAAAGCACAGAAGGTCGTTGGCCTTGTCTCTACCTGTAACAATCTCCCACTGCTTAGTAGCGGCAGATATGTTTATAATGGTATCGCGTTGACCAGAATAAAATGTGTCCTCCGCGTGTATGCGCCACCACTCTTTTGCTTCCGCAAGGGTGTCTTCTCCGCCTGCCATGGAGAGGCAGACCAGTCGCGGGGTAATGTTTCCATCTTCAATAAGGTGGGTTTCAACGTCCCATCCAATAACTTTTGCCATGCTTGCCTCCATGGTAAGGGGTAGGGGAAAGGTGCCCCCCTATAAAGCCGGGGGGCTTGGCTCTTTGGCTTAGCCTTCGGGGTTCCACTCAGGTACGAACCTCCAGTATACGTGCGTGAAGGGGTTACCCGATTTCTCGGATACCTTAGTCTTCACGTCAACCTGTAGCTGTACTCCCTTGAGGGCATCGCCGGTTCCCTCTGTCAGCTTTCCTACTATCTCCTCCGTTACTAACGAATCCTCTACACCTCCAAGGGCCTGTGCAAAGAAGCCCTTTACGCGGTCGAGGTTAATCTGACCAGTCTGTGTAAGCTCCCCGCTTGGAGTACGGGCCAACTTGTACATTGCTACCGCCTTCTGACCAGCGGTGTTGCTATCAGGAGTTTCTCGTAGAACCTCCTCGATCTGTGTTTCAATGATTAGACCAGGCTGACCGTCCTTTCGGAAAGCCTCCTTGGCAATCGTCGCGAGAAGCGACACTCGGTAGCTACCATCGTGGAAAAACTCTCCACGTTGTGACCCGGTTCCTGAACTTGTTGCATTGTTAAGACCACTGAAGATACTCATATCTCTCACTCTCTATTTGTTTGTTTGTAGGGCCTGCTTTGGTAGCAGGTGGATAGAAGATACCACACCGTGTGGTACCTGTCAACTTATTTATCACACTTCGTACGGGTTTTCTAAAATAGTTCTGAATCCTCTCTTATCTGCCAACAGCAACTTCTGCGGCTGGTTACTGGTTTGTTGTATGTACTTGCTTCTTCCAAACGCCTTGCCCATAGCGAGGTGCAGGGGCCAGGTGTGGTAGTAAACCTCTGCGTTTACATGGTCCTGCTTCTGCCCAGCCCTATGACATCGACCAAGTAGCTGCTCCCACATGGCTGCGTTTGATGTTGGTTCCAATATTAACTGGTCGTTCCAGGCTTGGAAGTTCCTACCCTTGTGGTACACCGCCATAGACAGTGCGCAGACAGGAGTAGTACCTGGGTCCGGGGTGCCTTCCCAGAACACAGGGATGCCCCAGTTCTGCAGTGCCTCCCCTACCGCTCGTGATTGGAACCATAGGAAGGCTCTCTCCCTTTCCTTAGCCCACTTGACTGCCCATACCACCGGGTTGAAGTCCAGCCATATTGCTTTGACTGGAGGTGGGTCTTTGTGTCGCTCAACATCCCATCCCCTAAGACCTTCATCAAGTCGCTCGGAGACTTGTTTACCCTGAGACCAGCAAGAGCGAACATAGTTCTCTACTAAGAACGGCGAGTCAACACCTTCGCGAGAGTAGCTCTTGAGGTACCATCGGACGGCTGAGTGCCAGTCGCTGCGGGCATCCATCCAGTCGTGGTCTGGTTCTCCTGGCCAGTCCCATACATAGTAGAATCCAAGGCTGAGTTGAGCACACGCTCTATGAAAGTGCAGCCCATCTACTACAGGAGAGCCATCAGGTAGTTCATACTTGGCGTGAAGGTCGGCAAGAGCCTTGTTGCACAGGTCGTTAAGAGGAGGGCGAACTGCGGTAAGGCGCAGCGGGATGTCGGTGCTACTGCTAACCGTTGCAACTACTCCGGGGGCAGATGCAAACCTATACGCAAACGCCTCCCTTGCCTCCTTTCTTTGTCGAGGACCGGCATCCTTTACAGTTGGTGCAGTCCATCGGGGGCGACCGTTGTTTCTGACTACGTGAGACATTGCCTGCCATGCTGCGTTGTCGGGCTCACCTTCTGCGGAGAGAACCGCTGACCATTGCTTCAGTGTATTATCCTCAAGCGGTAGAGGACTGTACTGTCTCAGCGCTATCTCGCTAAGGTGTGCGTAGTCCTCCAGGCGGTTAGTGCTTAGGGTACCAGACATGGCAGCAAACCTGCAGCTTGGGTTCTCTTTCATGTACCTGATGAAGCGCTTGGTTCTCGCCGCAGATGCGTGCCGGAGTGCTTGGCATTCGTCTGCAAGGATAAGGTCGGGGGCCAGGCGTCGGAGCAGGTCGGTGCCATTAGGTCTACTTAGTTGGCTATATTTAACTACGGTCACACCGTCGAGGTCGTAGTGCTTTGCCCATTCGTAGTAGTCCAGGTCATATTGTGTCCTCATTTCTGGGGGTATCAGTATGACTGCCTTCTTAGCACCGAACACCCTTGGCATGTTGAGGAAGGCAAGGGTCTTTCCTTTACCAACCCCAACATTACCAAGGAACCCGATAGGGTCGTCAAGTTGAGCGGCCCGGTGGCACGCCTCCAAGATGTAGCCTTGTACTGGTCGCAGGGGTGGAGCGCCTTTGTGTCTGCGGAGAAGCTCCGTCCACTTGTCTGCCAGTAGCTGCTGCTCTTCCTCGGAGGGTAGCCACTTATCGAGTTGGTTTATTCTTTCATGCTCGACCTCCAGGCCAGAAGCCTTCCGTCCAGCTACCGCTCGGCGCAAGGCTTGGGCAAGGATGTCCATGTCTACCTCCTATCGGTTGCCGCGAATGATTCGGGTAAACGATGCTCGCTCAAGAACCTCTATGACGCTGCTTGCAAGAGGGTGCCGGCTATCCACCACGATTGTAGTGGGAAGTCCCTCTGGTCCCTGCTCCTGCAACTGTAGCTTGAACAGTCCGACTACCAGCTTGGTGCCCTCGTTGTAGGCTACGTTGCTGTAGTGTGCCACACCTTGGTCCCGCTCTACCTGGTCCATGTGTGGAGCCAGCACTTGAGTCAGAGAGTGGGCTTCCTCTCCTGACGGTGTGCAGTCAATGAATACCTCGATACGCTTGACCGCTTTCATTCCAATGCTTTCAAGGGTTTCTTCAGGGGTTGGTGTTTCTGCCACCTGCTTGGCTTGGGGCTTAAGCTGGTTGGCTGGGATGTAGTTATCATCCTCAACAGCGGGTGCCACTGGTAGGCGGGGCCCTTCCAGAACCTCTGATCGCTTGGCCTCCTCTGCCATAACCTCGGATGCAGGTGGAAGCTCGGCTCGCTTAGTGGCCACTTCCTTATCGAGGGTATCGCTCAAGGCATAGTTGTTCGCGAGGAACTCCTTGGCCTTGTCAAAGATGCGGGACCACCGCTTGCTTCCAAGCCTGCGGATACCCAAGGCATCCTTGGCTGCGTGCTTGAGTACCTCCTCCCTTGTCTCGTTGTGGCAGAGCATCATGTCCACCACTGCCTCCGCACCTGGGGCATCTTTGCCCAGGCTGGCAAGCTCTGGGTCAACTCCGATCAATTCGTCCTGAAGTGCCTCGGACAGCTCGTCCATAGCATCGTTTGTGCTCTCGTAGTCGGCGTACCCGGTGTCGGGTGTCTCGTAGTCGCCGTCAATAAGGTCGGCTGCTGCGCTCTGTGTCATGTACACAGGACCAATAGCGGTGGTAACCTTGACCAGCTTTAGCCCTGCTACGATGACCGGGGCGGGTACACCCTTGGCTTCGCAGGCTTTCAATAGCTGTGCCTCGGGAATGCCAAGCTCGATTGCGGGGCGGAGTGCTTGGGCCACCTCTGCTGCTGCTTCTGCTGGAGAGGGTGGGTTGGTTTCTGGTTTATTGATGGGCTTGTTGTAGTTATTGTTCTTACGGTTAAGACCAAGGGATGCTCTAAGTGCGGCTAAATCTGCCATAGGGGTACTCCGGTTGTCGGGGTTGTAGTTACTTTGTTGAACCAGCTTTTGTTGTTGTGCTGGGGTTAGGGGTTTGTTTCTATTTATATGAGATGCGGGGCAATACTGTGCGTGGGGACATCCTCCATACTTCTTACACGATTTGATGTTGGGTGGCAAGTCTAAAGCGGAAATATTTTCCATGTTTGCATAGCTTGCCATGTCTTCTGCAGTCTCTACCAACTTGCCCCACCGCTCATCCACTGCATCCCAGGACACATCGCGGGCCCACACTTCCATGGCGGAGGGCTCACCCTTTACGCACAAGTTAATGTGCTGGAAGTCGAGGCGGGGTGGTCTGCCGTGCTCTGCTGCAAGGCAGTAGGCATACAACAGGGGCTGGGTCAAATCTGCAAGCTGGTCAGGTGTCTTCGACCATCTCCAGGTGGAGTCCTTAGTGGTCTTCCAGTCGCAAACAAATAGACCGTCATCCTCTATCCGCCAGAAGTCAACCTTGCCTTTGACGTTAAGGGGGCCGCACATCTGGTCAGTGAGCCACGTCTCTACCTGCCAGCCGACCATGCCCTTTCCTTCCACAACAGGGGAGGGCAGGAACTCCAGGCCGGGTTCCAGTATACGCCACCACCTGTTAGTCTCGGCATCGGCTGGTTTGATTCCACTAAGTAGATACTCCTCGGCCATGTCATGCACCTCTATGCCGATGGTGAGTGACTCTGACTTGGGTGTCTCTATCTTCTCGATGTAGCTGAATCCCCACTTACGTGGGCAATCTTCCCATGCCGAAACAGCAGAGGCAGACAGGTTCAGCGACCCGCCCTTCTTGTTCTTCACTTTACTCATCATCGTCTCCACTCTCGTGCAACCTGGTGTACTCTTCAGGCGGTTCCATACTAAGGTCTGCCCAGGTTAGCTCGTCATCATCGACCAGTGCCATGAGGCTGATTGCCCAGAAGGGGCTTCCTTCTACCCGCAACTTTACGTTGCCTGACAGGGATTGAAGGGCTGCTGCAACATCCATGCTCCTCGCTCGTGAAGCGTTGAACGCATTGCCTGCAGCGATGTACTGCTTCACCTTACTGGTGCGGAAGAGCACTCTGTTGTTTTGCTTGTCCATCCTACACCAGTCGTTCATCGGACGACCAGCAGACTCGATAAGCATTGAACGCAATAGCTGAACCATGGTGTGGTTGCTTCCCCGTGTAGAAGAGAACCAATCATGCCACGCCGTGCGCTTCCCGTCAACAACAAAACGAGAGCCCCGCTTGATATTGGGGTACCGCGTTGCATACAGCCACAGGATGTGTTCACCAATAGCTCCAGGCCCCTCGGTGCGGGCATGCCCCTGGTGTATCCACCGTTGCTGGATGAAGTCGGGCTCATCCTTCTTGATGTTGTTGATGTACTCCGCTCCTGCTCGGTCGCCAATCATGTGGGCGATGCGCTGGGTGATGGCTTCGATGTCCTGGGAAGTTATCTGTCCACGGAAGTCGATGCCTCGCTTGCCGTTTGCCAACACCAGTACGCGGAGGCTGGACACCAGGGTCGAGGAGTCCATGTACTTCTGGTTGAGGGTATGCGTCTTCTCGGATACCAGGTTTCGGAAGCGCTCGGTGGCGCCGTTGTCGAACCTGTCAACCTTGATACCCTCGTCGGCTACAAGTAGGGGACTCTTTCGTAGCCCCTCGTTGAAGTCCTTGTTGACTGCGGCATAGTCCATGTACCCGCCGAACAGGGTGGCGATGCCTTGCTTGAGCACCGACTTGCCGATGCCTGCTGGCCCCTCAATGAACAGGGCAGCGGAAGCTCGGCTCCTGTCGGGTACAGCGGAGAGCCAGTCGAGCAGTAGCTCTTGGTCCTTGCCTCCCATGGCTCGTAGCCAGCCGTCCACATCCTCGTGGTACCGTGGCTGGGCAGGCTCCAGTACACCATGGACGGGGCTCCACAGCTTACCCTGGTCCCTGTCGTACCTTGCCGAGTCTGCCTCTGCGGAGTACACAACCTCTGCAAAGGTGCCGCCGTACTGCTCAAGGGCTACGTTGAATCGTTGGTTCATCTGAACAAGCTCAGGCTCAAACGGCAGGTTGACAGAGGTGGCTTCCTTGTATTGCAGAAGCAGGGTCTTTTCTGAGGATGGGACATATGTGAAGGGTTCCTCCCTGGTGTCCAACTGAAACATGATGCCAGGTTTATCTCGCACCGCAAGGATGAGAGGCCAGTCATGTACGAACTCTCTCACCCGCTGCTCGTCAGAGAGGGTGGCAGTTGCTCGGACCATGGCTATGCGGCACTCGTCCCACACCTCATCGGCAGAGCGATGACCGCACTGTTTGGCTGAGGCTTCTGCGAACATGAATAGGTCTCTCACAGTTAGGGATTCGTTGTTCCTCTTGAGTGAGATTAGTGCATCGAGCAGCGCTGCCTTGGCTATCTTCTCATTGCCTGCACAGGGTCGAAGCCCTTGCCGCAACTTGTTGATAAGTGTGCGTAGCTTCTGCGTCGGTGCCTTGCGGAGCAGTTGCTCCCACTGTTCATCCGTTGCGGTCGGAGGGTTAGCCATGAACTCAACGTCGGACACGTTGGTGTTTTGGGAGGGTGCTGCTGCCGCCCCTACTGCATCGGCAGCAGAGTCACAACTGCCTTGTATTAGTTTGCCAAACTCGGAGGGGTCGCGACCATTTGCCACCATGCTGCGATAGAACATGGCGTACAGTACATCCGGGTCCGTGACTGTTCCAGCGTGGGCGACTGCATGTATGGCTCTACGGTACTGATTGTACACTGAGCCGTTAGCGTCTGGGTCAAGGGGCTCGCCGCGTTGTAGCTTGCGACGAAGCCAGGGCGCAACCTGTGACCAGACGCTTGACGGTACGTCGGGTAGTTCGTCGGGTGGAGAGGCGGCGCCGCTTCTGTTCACGGTCTGAACGTCGTTGCACCACTCGATGGAGTATGGGTCCAGGGTTTCTCCGTCTTCGATAACACCCAGGTCAACGAAGGGTTCGCCGTCTGGTTGTGGTTTACCGTCATCTCGCGCAGCGAGTGGGGTGCGTTGGAGCCTGCTCCATTCGGAACCAGTGGGGTCAAGCTGCAGTCCTGTCTCCTCGTCCACTGCTTCGATTAGCCCACTTAAAAATGCCTTGGCTTGCCGCACAGGTATTGGGGTTTCAAGTTTCCACACCAGCCGGAAACCTGCACGAGTAGAGAACACCCCCGCGTTCTCAAACAAGGGAGTATCGAAGTCGATGAACTCCTCGATGAAGTCCTGGGCATCTGCATGGCTTTCCCATGGGCTGTGGTCTGGGCGGTCGTACTCAAGGATGGCCCAGTCTAACATGACCTGGGCTCCGGCTGCCTCGATTATGTGAAGTGCGTTGACCTTAATCCGGGGGAGAGCTTCCTCTCCTGTCACTCTGTAGGACACACTGAAGTAGTCCTTGTCGGTCAGGGATGTTGCGTACTCGGTGATGGTCGCCTTGCGTGCCATCTCCACGGATGCAGATGGGCTACCATCCCAGCCAGCCACCTTGTGGTGATCGAATACATATATTGTAGGGGTCATGTTTTCCTCTGGGGGTAGGGGATACCGAGGCTACCATACTACGGCAGCCCCGGTAAGGGTTGTCATGAAATGTAACGGCGTCAGGAAACGTATCCGTATGTACCGTGGACCTCTATGTCCTCAAGTATTGCGTAACTAAAGTAAAGGGTACCGCCATCGCAAAAGTCGAGGCCTTTCTTACAGGTTTTAAGAACCTCGTCCATGTCTGCTGATCGAGCGAACACAGTGCAGCCAGCCGACCATCGGTCTACCTGGGTGGAGGCAGTGCCTGCACGGTGGATGTTGAGACCAACGTACTTAGATACGTTTTCTTTGTTTACCTTCCATCCACCATTGCCATCGGACAGATAGCGATTGAAGGTCACAGGGGTTAGACCTCTGTTGAGTAGTCCCGGCTTGCCTTTGTGGTTACCAAGCACCATTGCTCCGGTATAGTAGCCAGCGCAGGGGACGGCGGTGCCCTCCGGCTTCGGGGGATTGTTTAGCCAGTAGTCTCCAGGGTCGTTGGTTGCGTCATACAACTTGACGTGTAGCTCACCCTGGTGATCGCGGTAAACCGTGCCTGCCCGGTCGTCGAAGCTATTGGTACCCAGCGGGGAGGAGCCCCGGATGGACACCAGTAGCACCTGACCACGAGAGGGTAGCCAGTCCTTGGAGTGCAGGGCATCAATGAGTCGCTGCTCCTCCACTGTGCGGCGGCATCTGACCTCTTGTCTATAGTACATCTCTATTCCATCACCCATTGGTTCCCCTCCAGATTGAGTGGAAGGCGGTTCCGTATCGGCATTCTTCTGGTCCAAGGTTTCTATCCTCTTCGTCCTGGTAGTCCGGGTCGAACGAGGGAACAAACTCAACCATGTCTGAAGTAGTTTGATCAGTCGGGTCATCATCGTAGTATTCTGGCTCCTCTTCTAAGGCAACGGCAGCGTCGTACACTGCCTGTTCAAATAGGGCATCCATCTCATCGTCCTCCATCCTCGCAAATGTAATGTCGAGGGTGTTAAGGTTAGGGGTAATCGGTGTGTTCATACGTCATCCAAGGACAAAGGGTGCGTAGCGAATCGCTTGTACTTGGAGGTGAGTAGGGTGTGTGCATACTCGGCGAGTGCGCGACGGTCACCAGCTATATCACCTTGGTCAGGTACCAGCAGGATGAGGGCATCCGACCACCCATCCTTTCGCCTACGTCTGAAGGCAGCCTTGCTTATACCATAATGTTCCAAAGCTGTCGAGGTGTTTATGTGATTGTCCCTGTATTTGTGGTAGTCTGGTAGGTTGTCAGGGTTGATGTACCAACTAAGGTCAGGTATGCACCGTGCGTAACGGGGGCGGTGTTTATTGTACAGGTACTCCAGCACCTCCAGGTTGTCGGGTGCCACCCCTGTCTTCAGCTTCTGCCGCCTTCTCCACTGGCGGCCAGCATCGTAGGTACCAAACAGCCACCACCTCACTGGCTCTGGACCGTCGAGTGCATCACGCAGAGAGGGCCACCAACTGTCGCCCCAGAAAACTCCTTCATCATTTGGCATTGTGACTCCATGTAGGGAAGTGAAAGGAACGTCACCACTCAAAGTAAAAGCCCTTATGGGGTACTGTTAGTGCGGTAAAGGTATTGTTCCTGTATAGGTTTGAAAAGATGGTGACGAACTGAGCACATTTATCGAGGTGTCACGCCTCGATGCCCAACCCATCCCTGTTAACTGCCTCTATCAACTGCTTCCAGTCCCGCTTGGGTAGCAGCAAGTCCTTTGCTTGTGGGCTCAATGACAGGCGACCCTCCTCTACCTCAAGTAAAGCGTGGATGGTGTCATCTACAGCGAAGGCATTGTATAATCGGACGGGTGTGTACACCACGGTGTCTATACTCAGCTTGGTCAGGTCCGTGTTGAGGTCGATGTGCTCAGACATGGCTGGCTCCTTTTGCCCACCAGTCGGGGGCGGTACGTGTTTTGTTCCACTGTGCAAACCTTGACTTGTCACCAAGGTAGAAGGCTCGGTAGGATTGAACTGGGTCATCGCACTTGTACTGGTCTGGCATACACAGGGGGTGCGGTGTACGTTTAAGATTGTACAGAGGCAGCGGGCGAACCTCGTCCATGCACTGCTGGATAACGGCTTGCGACTTGTGAACCTTCCCGTACCGATGGGTGTACTCTTTGGCGAGCGCCATGCCGTGGTCATATAACCAGATGAAGTTACCCAGTGTCTCGCGTACCCAGATGGAGCACGGGTGGTTGATGTGGTTTGACTTGTAGGGGGACTCGCCACCTAACAGGTTGACTGCGGTGGATAGCATCTGGGCTGACTCCAGAACCATCTTGACTACGTGTCGGTCGCACTGCATTTGCGCTGCGGTCTGCGGGTTGCGGTCAAGTACAAAAATATTCATCACTCACCTCCTCATAAAGCCCAGGTTCGCGGGCGCTTTGTTCCTTCTACAGTTTCGCAAGCCATGACAACCAGCGCAGACTTTCGCACAGGTTCTTCAGTCTTTCGGTCTACAAAGTGGTCTAACTTATACGGGTTGTACGTTACTTGTTTCGTTTCGTTGTATCTCCAGTAGTTGCAGTCTATGTCATTGAGTCCCATCAAGACACCCCGTGCAAAGGCGTGTACATTCTTCTTCCCTTCTCGGAGTACCCGCTCACGACCGCCCTTCTGGACTACCCAGTCCACCTTCGCCAACTCCACGTAGTGGCGGTGAGGCCGGTCGGCAATGAGCTTGCCGTGTGCGTGCCGGATACTCCAGCAGTTTTTGTGTAGGTTCCAATAGACTTCGACTCTCATCACTCACCCTCCTCTACCCGCTTGCGGCAGGCTTGTTTGTTGTCTTCTTTCTTACGGTCTTTGAACGCCCCACCTTTACGGTTGTGGGCGTGGACTGCCAACCAGTTGCGCCGCTGCTCAGGACTTGGCTCGTCCTCAACCAGCTTTGCTCGCGCTGCTTTCTCAACTTTCTTGAATCGTTTGGGCATATCGAATATCACCTTGTTGGATATGGTACTCATCACAGCCCCCGTGCGTTGGCGGCTGCGGTCTTGGCGTTGGCGTATACCCCCACCCAGTTGAGTCTATTGCTTGAGAACTTACCCGCAACCTTAGTAGGTTCCAAGGTAAACACATGGAACCCGTCCAGCCATAGGCCAGCGGGGTTACGGTGGGTTCCGACGTAGCATACTACGCCACTGCGGGTGTTGGGTAGGTGGACACGGGTCATGGTAGCCTCCAGGCTAAGTGAGTAAAGGGGTAAAGGACGGTGGTGCGGGTCCCCTTCTTCCGACGAATCGTCCAGGGATAACCGCTTACGGTGCCACCACACCGACCTCTCCGAGGTCCGGGGCTATGTTTTATGGAGGGCTACTCCACTTCATGTCGTCGGGCGCCTCGCCACCCCGACTATCCCGTAGCGAACGGGCGCGTCTCGTTTAATAGGTTGCCTCCGTATCGACAAAGGGGCGGGTATCTACCCCAAGAATGTTAGTAGCCATGGAGGGCCTCCTGATATTTGTCGATGTTGTCGTGTAGGGATTCAAGGTCAGTGCGTAGCCGGTCGAGGAACGCATCCCTCCGTTTTTGGGTGGCAAGGGAATGTATCCCGTAGATGGCGCAGTTGCAAGTGATTAGTACCCGGCCAGCCGACTGGCGCACGGCACCCCGGAAACCAACACCCAGGTGTGCGGTGCTGGAAGGGGGTACCTCCCACCCACTGGGTACCCTGTTTACCACCTGCTCTACTATGTACTGTGCGGTGGACACGATACCCGATGGGCTGGAGGGTTCAGTCAGTGAGTAGGCTGTACGAAGGGAGCCCTGTAGTTCGGTTAGCTCAATCACTGTACACCTCCAGCCATCGTGCATCGGGTAGGCCTTCGGAAACCAGTGCAAGGCGCCGCTTGAAGTGCCGGTGATGGGAGTAACCTCGGCCACCGTCATCATCGAAGTCGATAATGCGGTAGGTGTACCTGGCGTACCGCTCACCCGCTTTGACAGTACCATCCTTGTGGTCCCGGCGTGCCGTGTGTACCGTGCGGCTGACCCGCTTCTCCCATCGGCCTTCGCCTTCGTACTCGTAGCCTGCCTTGTACATGCGGTCACACTCAGGTCTATTGTCCGGCGAGTCGCAATCGCAGTGGCCTTCACTCAGGTGGTACCGGCCACCACAAGCATCGCAGTCGTGGCTGTAGCTCGCCCAGCCATCGGGCACGTTGTATCCAAGCATGGTTACCTCACTTGTAGGGAGTCGTTGTAGGGGTCGATCACTTCCACTACCACATAACTGACTATGATAATGGTAGCAAATATAATGAAGGGGAATAGCTCCCACTTGAGGTTACTTATCATGGTCATCCCCATCAATGAAGGCGGTTATGGTAAGGGAAAGGGCGGCAGCTAAACAGAATGCAGCGACTGCGTTAAGGGTAAGGATCATCATCGTCGTCATCGTCGTCTCCCCCAGTATCGGGACTTGTTGTGTGGAACGGTGTTACTGTAGTGGTAGGTCATGGTATCTCCATGTTGTAGGGTTGGGGTTAGGTTACCTTCTTACTAAGTCAGATATGCGGTAGTCCCGCTCAATGTAGAAGCCCCGCTCACTATTGGGTGAGAGGTTAAGGGTGACACGGGCGCGGTCACGGTAGTAGTCTGCCCACCGGACGCGACCAGCATCCACCAGTAAACCCTCGGGGGTGCCGTACTGGTGACCGGTGTTAAGGCAGGGTCCAATGATGGTGACTGTATCACCGGGTCGGATGGTATCGTTGTAGTGGTCGAGGTTCTTGGAAGCCATGGTGTCTCCAGTCTAAGCGGTTGTAAAGTCGAGGGGGCCAAGGGTTTCTAACCACTCTCCGCCCCGTTTAAAGTCAATGCGTACCCTAACCTTGGTACCCTCCCGCACCCATTCAATACGCAAGTAGCGAAGCGCATCAAGGCAGATGTCGTCTTCGATTCCAATGCTGAAAAGTAACTGGCGAAACTCCTCCTCATCTCGTAACTCGGGTGGGGTGTGCTCAATGTAGTTAACTATTTTGCAGTGGAATAGTAGTGCCTGGTTCACCAAGTCGGAGTCTGATTGATAGTTCCAAAAATTATGGTTGGAAGAGCGGGAGGCAAGCACGCATGCTACCTCGATGGGAATGGCGCCGTCATAAACCAGGTTACGGTATTGTTTGTATACTTTCAAAGGCTGTTTACACATAGTGTCTCCAGTAGTTGGGGTAGAAGGTAGGGAATACAGCAGAGGACACGGGCTACCATGTACTCAGGTGAGCCCCCTACCTGGGGGCGGTTAAGGGTTGCGGCGGGGGACCAGTCCCGGTTAGGTCCAAGGTTCACGGTCGCATGGTATCCTCCTATAGCGTGTGAATGGTGGCTGCACCGATGGTCAGTGCGAAGGCTTCTTGTTCAAAGAGTCGGCACCACTGGGTAGCCTTGCGCTGTACCTCTTTGACGAAGAACCGGTCATTACCTCGACCATACCACACCAAGGACAGGCATGGCTCGGTAAAGGTATCGCCTGCGACGTTGGTGTACTTACCCTCACCCTCCAGAATAACGTCGGGTGCGTTTAGCTTGTCGAGCATGGCCAACAGACGGGCCTTGGCTATTCGTTGAGTGCGGACAGGGAAGTGGTCACCATCGGCAGTGGCTAACCCTACGCCAAGGGTGAGGTTTTTGCTTGGGATGTCGGTAGTGGTGGGCATGATAGTCTCCAATAGAGTAGGTTGTAAGGGGGTTATGCAGTAATGAAGTCGGACGGGTCGAGGACCTCTATCCATTCGTTGCCATCGTGATAGCGGATACGGAAGCGGGTGCCCTCGTCTATCCACTTGATGCGGAGGTCGTCAACGGCACCACAATACACGTAGTCGGTGACACCAATGCGGTCCAGCACTGCCTTAATGTCACTCTCGGTGCGCTGCTGAACGGGTGTATTTTGTACATACTTCACAATGTCGGGGTGAAACATGAGTAGCTGGGCAAGGTCACCCTCTTCACGCGCCGACCACTCGGCACCGTGGCCGGGAGCGTAGACGACAGCTACCTGCAGGGTCACTTCACCATAGTGGTCACCAGCGAAAGCGGGTAGTCCATAGGTGTCACGGTAGACGCGGGAATAGTTATAGATGTTGGACATAGGGGGAACCTCGGTTAGGGGGTAGGGTTTGGGTGTATGGTCAAGGGTATATCATAGAAGTCTAAGGCGTCAAGCACCATGCCTCGATGGGTCTCACTTTGGTAGGCATAGTGACAGAGGTAGGTGTGAAACTCGCATGCCTCACCAAAGGGTAGCTTAGAGTGGCATTCAAACCAGCGAGAAACGGCATTGGAGCAAGGGGAATCCTCGCGTGTATCGTTTCGGGAAAGGGTCTCAGCCCAGTCAACATAGCCACACCCTGGGTGGCCGATTAGGAAGTAGAAAAGCAGGTCGTCGGGTGTTCGTCGCATGATAGTCTCCGATATGG